CACGCAGATTTTATTGCCGAGCACGGTGTCATCCGGAGCCTGCAGGGTCTCGCATCCGCCAGCCTGCGGGTTGCCTGCAGCGTTGCAGTGGAACTCGACGCCGATGGGGTGCTTGCGCGCCTTCGCCGCAGCGTCACGCAGCGGCAGGTTCTGCGTGGACTTGCCGTCCAACTCGTGCGGCACGCCGTACTGCGTCAGGTAGAACGACACCATGTTGCGGAACTCTACCGCTATGTCCGCCTCGCGCACGCCGTTGGCCACTGCGCCAGGATCGACATCGCTGTGGCCTGCCGAAACGAATATGCTTTTCATGCTCACCTCTTGAACGGCTGAGTGCGGTCGCCCGCAAGGTAAATCTCGACGCGATCCTGACGTTCGTCGAGCTTGCTGGTCTTGTCTTCCATTCGCTGCGAAACATCCTTGACGCGGCCGTCGAATATCTCCTGGTCGCGGATGTAAAGGAAGCATATCAGCACGATGAGCAGGCCGATTACTGTTCCGGCACCGGCTCCCATCCATAGGATCCGGTTGCTCCTGTCGGAAGCCGACTTGATCTCGGTGCGTCGATCCTTGTCGGCGTTCCACAGGCGCGCAAGGGACTCTGCGTGCGCAGCCGTGTCGTATCTCACCTGGCTGAAGCCATGCAGCGCGTCGGATACGGATCCGATCTTCGCATCCAGCTGCGCTATCGCAATGCGATTGGCTTCAGCTTGAACCCCCTGGTCTCGCTGCATGGACTGCATTGTAGTACTCAGGGTCGCAAGGTGCATAGCAACCTGCATCGGATCGGTGACATCAATCTTGTTTTGCGATCCAGGCATGGCGATGTCCATCATGGATTGAGGTTTATGGTCGCGGTGAATGCGGCCCAGGTCGACGGATAAACGTCCATGAACACGTTGCCGTCAGCCTTCAGTCGCATCTGCGAGAACGCGCCATTGCCACAAGCGGAGAAGAAGCGCTCTTTTGCAGGCCTGAACGGGACCGGGATCTGGAACACGTTGGTCGCCGCTATTCCTCCTGAGCATACGCCTTCAAGCGTGAGGATGCCGTCTCCAGTCACCTTCCAGCGCGCGTTCCCGTAAACCGGAACGTTGTGGTTGATCCAGGAGTTGACCAGCGCCGCATCCTTCTCCAGGTGGCCGACACAGGTCACGCTCCACGAAGCGGTTCCAGGCGTCGGGGTGAATATGAAGCGGCCAGAAGTGGCGCGCAGCGTGGCGACGGTGCCAACGACAGTGGCCAACGGAGTCTGGCTGATGAACACGGTGCCAGGCGGCGACTGGATCAGCACGCCGGTATCCTCGGCGGCGGTGATCGCCACCTCGAACGGCATGCCTTGCAGGTAGTTGGCCACCTTGATCGTGTTGACGTAGGTCTGGTTGGCCTGAACCAGGCGGTGACGCCCGTCGAGCTTGTAGTCGGCAGCGACCAGGCTTGTCAGGTTCGCGCTCGGAGACAGCGGCTTTGATTTCACGTCGAACAGGTAGTGTGGAAACGCGCTCGCGTTCTCGATCAGGTCGACCACGGTGTTGCCGTTGCCGCCGACATTGCACAGGTCGATGGTGGTGTTGCGGTTGTCGGTGAAAGATCCGATGCCTTCGCAGCGGTAGTACCTGACCAGGTTTACAGCAGAGCTGTCGATCTGATCGCAGAATCGAGAGTCGGCCAAGCCGTCATATCCGACGTTATAGTCGGAGTTCATGAAGGTGTTGGCGTACGAGTTGATGCGGCGGCAGCTGCGCATGAAAAGACCGAACGACTTGCCGTAGGTAAGGAATGCCTGCGCGCTGTCGACCGCCCACACCTGGTTCCCGACAAGCGTGGTCGCAACGCTTACGCCGTCCAAGTAGATGCCAACCTTGCGGCAGTGGTTCACCGTGTTGAATCCGATAATCGAGTGGTCCGGGTTAGCCAGTACGCCACCGTTCCCATTCCCGATAACGCATATGCCTTTGTCGCAGGCAATGACCTGGTTCCCGATCAGTGGGCTGTTGCCAGCCTCGCTGTAAATTCCCCAGTCGGTACAGGCGAAAGCATAGTTCGATTCGACCTGGATGTATTCCGCATTGTTTTCGAGCTGTATTGCTCGGCCGACATTGATCGCGCGGTTGTTGCGGATGAATGACGGAACGAAGTTGATGCCGCCGAACCACGCCATGCGCTGCTTCGCTGGCGCAAGGATGAAGGTCTGGATCAGCCGTCCGCTATTGCTGTGGATCGAAGAATTGTCCAGGTTTGCGGCACGGATTCCGATCTTCCCATCGGACTCGTTGACGCCTTGGATGCTGAACCCGTAGAACTCGGAGTTCGATGCGCTCAGGATGTCGACGCCAACCGCACCGGTAACCACCAGCTTTGCCTTTCCTGACGCATAGACGTGCTGATTCGCCAGGCTGATCGACACGTTGGCTATGTTGTAATCGCCGTCAGGAAAGTAAACGTCCTTGCCATTCGCCACGGCGGCGGCGAATGCAGCGCTGTAGTCGTTTCCAACAACCAGCTGGCTGTAGTCGGATATGGAAACGCCCTCTCGATTGCGGACCCTGGCGAGCTTGTAATCCACAGACGCAGGATCAGCAGAGGCATTTATCCCCAACTTCCGCTCGATGGCCTCGATGGCCGCATTAACGTCGCTATGCTGCTCGCTATGCTTGATCGCGGTCTGGCTGCTGCTCGGTGACGGATCGACAAAGTCGTCCAAGGAAGTCGGAAAGGCGGTTGGCATGGTCGTATCTCATGAAACGGGATAGGGCACGGCCGCCGTAGCCGTGGGTGGAATGTACCAGGGGATCACGACAGGCGCACCGCTGTAATCCTGGCCCTTGGCACGGTGAGCGTCCCGGCCGCAAGAGCGGAGCTAAGGCCGGCGAACAGGGCGATGGCGTCGTTGGTATTGAACGTGGTGTAGATGGCCGGAGGCAGCTGCCATACGCCTACCGTGTGGGTCAGGGCGGTCTGCGCCGGCAAGTCAACAATCACCTGGCACAGGTCGGCCGCCGTGTTGTTGGTGCGGCGCACACGGAGGTCGAGGTTTTGGGTGGTGCCTATGGTGGCGGCTACCGAGTCGACCTGGATCCAGCCAAGGACGAGCCACACCCCGGCCTCGGGAATGACGATGGCTGGGTCATTCGTGCCGAAGTCAACGGCCTGAACGACGGTGGTTATCGTGTAGACGGAGCCGCTGGCAATGCCCTCCTGGTAAGCCCCTATCCCAAGGGTCGCCCGAGCAGCAGCGGAAGTTAGGTCGTCGAGCAGGGTCTTGGCGTAAGCGCTTACCGTGAACGAAAGCGCCAGGCCGATGTTGCCAGCAATGCCATCGCCGTTCGACACACTGAAGTCCGCGCTCGCGGCCAGCAGGCGGTTGCCGAAGGTTCCTGGACCCGTCCGCACCACGATGCCGGTGCCGGCCAACGCAGCGATGCCGTCGACGTTGGCAGGGATGTCGACCAGCGAGGACCAGCGCGTGCGCGATGATCCCTCGGCCGGATCAGGGTTGATAATCATCGCGGCGGTCACGACGGTGCCGTCAGGCAGGATCAAGTTCTGCCCAACGATAGCGCCAGGAGTAGCCGCGTCGTCGACATCGTAGAAGCCTGGCCCCCTGAACTGCTGTACGCGGCGCGTGGTCATTTCATCCGCCTGTCGATTTTTTTCTGCCAGTCCGCCTCGCGTTCTTCCGGCGTCATGTTCTCGCTGCGGAAGTCCTCGCGCATGCCGCCGAGTTTCCGTAGCAGCTTACGCTGGTTGACCATGCGGGCCTGCTGCAGAAGCTTGATCGCGCGGGTGCGAACGCGGGTCGGAGCGACCGCATCTTTCTTGTAGGTCTCCGGCAAGTCGATGTCCACCAGGGTGTAGGAGGTATCGGTTTCGTCAGGGCCATAGGCGCGAACGATGGTGACCACCTCCTCGTTGGTAACGTCCTCGGCACGGATAGCGCGCACGCCACGGCTGATCGCCTTGTTGACCTTCTCGGATGACTTCAGCGTGGTGTAGACCGAATCAGCGCCCTCCTTCAGCTGGACGTTGCCGCCCTGGGTGCGCTTGATGTCGCCCTTCTTCTGACCGGACTTGCCCTTCGACTTGTAGCGGTCCACGTCCAGGTCGCGGTACACAGGATCGCTCTCTGCCATCTTGTCGATGATCGCGTCCTTGTCGTCGGTCTTCTTGCTAAGCACGTCGTCGAGCACGTCCTTCTTGCGCGCAAGTTCCCCACGCTCGCCGTAGTAGCGCTCGGAGATCGCTCGATCCTGCTTCGCGCTGCCAACCATGCGACTGGCGATAGGCGTTGCAGCGATGACATCCATCGCGCTGTCCAGGTTGTTGGCGTCCAGCTGCTCGTACCAGCGGATAGACTTGTTGGTCAGCGCAGCAAGGCCGCCGCCCAGGTAGTTCACCACCGACTCGATCTGCTCTGGCGCAATGTCAAGGTAGCCGATTGGCGGCTTGCGCTGCGACAGGTCGCCGCCGCCGATCTTGGCCAGCAGCTGCGCAGTGACATGGTACGGACGCGGTGTGTCGACCTTGCCCAGCAGCGCGCGCGGCACATCGTATTGCTCGTACTGATCGACGTTTACCAGCGGCGAACCGAAGTCGTCCTTGTTGGCAGCCAGGTTCATAGCGAATCCGATCTGGTCGCCGAACAGCGAGCCGTAGCCCTCGGCCACTGGCACCGGGCTGAATGCCTCGGTCGTCGACTTCAGCACGTCAGCCAGGAAGGACGGATCGGTGTCGCGCTTGCCATAGCGGTACGCCTGCATGGCGCGGCCGCCGCTGTAGGTGAACAGGTTGAATCCGTACGGCATCGGCAGTGCGAAGTAGTCGCGCTTGTTGCCGGTGATAGCGCCCAGCGGGATCACGAAGCTGGTGCGCTTGACGTAGTCGGGAATCTCGTCCCACACCGTCACGCCGTCACCTTCCTCGTCCTCCATCATCTGGTCGGACAGCGCAGCCTGCATCGCCATCAGCGCGGCCAGGTACGCGAGCACCTTCGGATTGCGCAGCAAGCGCTGCACCGCGTGCGTGCCCTGGATGCTCGCGTTGTAGAACAGGTAGACCGCGTTCAACGCCGGACCCAGCTGGCCCTTGCGGTTGAAGTTGATCGTCAGGTTCTTGGCGTACTCGGCAGCCTTGGCCGGCGACGATCCCTTCTTGCGCTCGGCGATGTAGGTGGCCAGGCGCAGCGCGTTCTCGGTCGCGTCGTTCACGCGGCTGATCGTGTCGGTGATCGGCTTCATGGTGCGGACGATGGATTCTCCGGTCAGGCGGAAAACGCGGCCCTGTGCAGCCAGGTTCATCAGCGAGGTGCTGGCCACGGACATGCGGCGCTGCAGATCGGTGACGTCATCGACCTGGGTCAGGCCCGTCTTCATGCCGGCCTCGGCAGCCTCGCGCGCCCAGTCAACGTAGCGCTTCTGCGCGTTCGGCACGTTCGGGTTGCCAGGCTTCGTGTCTCCCGCATCGAGCCACATGGCACGCATGGCGGGCAGGTAGTCCCAGGCCGCACGCGCAGCCGCGCCCACGCCCTTCTCCGCAGCCAGGGCGACCATGCCGAACTGGAGATCGCGCAGAACGTTGATCGGGGTGAACGCCGGGTTGTACTGGGTCAGCACCTTGGAGCGCCAGCGGTTCAGCGCGCCGACCAGCTTGACGAAAGTGCCCAGGTCGTCGACACCCATGTTCATCATGGCGTCGCGCAGCTGCTTGTCGTGGAAGCGGATGCGGACAGGATCTCCGTCGTGGCGGGCGATGATGCTCACCTCCTTGTCTTCGGCCGCCGTCTTGACGCCCAGGTACGCTTCGCCGGTAGCCTCGCTGAACTTCCACTCCAGGTCGACCGGCTCCACCTCGAACAGATCGGGCATCGGGTTGTTGAGCGCGAACTTCAGGAATCCGCGCACCACGCGCGCCTTCTCCTTGGCCACGATGCTGCGCTGCAGATCGCCAACGATCTCGCCCAGGATGTTGATCGGCAGGTTGCCCTTGCCGCGACCGAGCGCGCGCTTGATCGGAGCCTTCGGCACCGTCAGTCCACGGCCGGTTCCATGGCCGCCGAAGTCGCCCGCGAAATCGTCGTCCTTGCCGCGCAGCGGGACGTAGTCCTTGTAGCTCGCGCGCAGCGTCGCAGCCTCACGCTTCGTGATCTGGCCAGCCTCGACCATGTTCTCGATGGTGCGCTCGCGCATTTCGCGGAACTTGACCCATACCTGCTTCGCCTTGCGGATGTCCTCGGGCGTCAGCTTCTTGCCGCTGTACGGGCCTTCAGCGGTGCCGGCGAGGATGTCCCTGGCTTCCTGCGTCGTGATGCCCGCAGCGCCATCGGCCATGCCATTGATGCTGGCGACCTTCCTGTTTCGCTCCTCGGCGTGCGTGGCGAGCATCACGTCCATGACGGTCTCTGGCAGCACGCCCAGGTTCTTCATCATCCGCTGCGCCGGCTGGATCAGCTCGGCGTCCGCGCGGTCGACTTGGTCCTTCGCGCGGCCGTGCATCAGGTTCTCCATGCGATAGGCGTTCATCGCATCATCGAGCGTGATGCTGGTGACGGCCGGACCATTGGCCGCGCCCGTGCGTTCCTGCGCGCGCAGGATCGGCAGCATCTTGTCCTGCAGCTTCACGCGCAGCGCATCGGCCGCCTTCTGGATCGGCTCGAAGCGGCCGCCAGGTACGGGCTGCGACGCAGTGCCTTGGGTGTAGCCCAGGTTGCCGAGCGCGGTCAGCTTCGCCTGGCGGTCAGCGCGCGCCTGTGCGGGCGTGCGGCGACTGGCAATGATGCTGTCGTTGTCTGGATCGAACGCGCCGCTGTTGCCGGTGGTGGATTTGATTTGGTTTGGATTGAAGGCGACGTATTCAACTACGCCGCCACCAAAATCATACGCCACGCCGTCATACCCTGCTTGCTCTATAAGCAGCCTTACGTCAGCAGCCACATCCCCGTCGCCATCAAGCTCTGACTGCTCGAAAAACTGTAGCGCCCAATCGGAAGACTCGCTCTTATCAAACACTTCCGGGTGCTTCTTCCCGAGCGCATTAAGCAGCACTGCCATTTTTGCTGGGTAGGTGGTAGAGCCAAGCTGTTCTTCAAGGAACTCGTCCTTCGCCAGTAGTTTCTCAACTCCATCCTTTACCTTTAGCGGATTCTTCATCGTCAGGTATGCGCTAATGGTTTCCCCGCCATTTGCGTACACCTCGGCGTCATCTTTTGAGGTGGTGAAGTAAAACCCGCGCCCAAGCGCTCCAGGATCATTTGCGCGCTCAACTGAATCGCTGAACGTGTCAAATGACGCATTCGTTCCGTGATAAACCACCAGCGGCTCGCCACCCGCATCGACCACCTTGGAATCACCGAACCAGCGCTTGAATGCGGGGGTCTCGGTCTGCGGATCGGCTTTCTTTTTCTTGCCACGGCTGGCGAGCACGCCATCCTCAACCTGCTCCACCGGGATCGTTCCGTCGATGTCGAACACAACGGCGGTCGGCACGTCCAGGCCAGACTGCGCGCTCGTGGTGAAGCCGTCGTAGCCAGCCTCGCTGATCGCTTCCTCGGTCTCGTCGACGTTGCCGGTCACCAGGCCTTGCGGATCGGCGTCCAGGTCGTAGAGGTTGTCCAGCTGCACGCGGTACAGGCTGCGGCCCTGGGTGAGCACCTGGGACTCGCCAGCGGGCACAGGAGCGCCACGCTCGCGGACGTAGAAGCCCATGCGCGCACTGGTGCCGCCACGTTTGCCGAAGCGGCCAGTGCCGAAGCGCTTGCGCTCGCGGCCAGCTGCGCCGCTGCCTGCCTGCGTCGGGTCCAGCTCGTCCAGGCCGTCTTCGCGGCTGTAGTGGTAGGCGTCGACCGACACAGCGTCGGGCTGGCGCGGCTTTGCGCTGAAGCCACGGCTAGCGATGATGCTGTCGTTGTCTGGATCGAACGCGCCGCTGTTGCCGGTGGCGGATTTGATTTGGGCGGGCTTGAAGGCGACATATTCGACTGAAACCGAACCATCGTTCCATCCGTGGCGGTAGATGATGCCGTCGTATCCGCGCCGCTCTAGCTGCTTGCGCGTTGGCACCTTCTCCGTGCCATTGACCTCATAGGGTCGCTGCAGGCTCAGGTACGCCGGAACAACACTAGCTCCGTCGTTGCCGTTGCGCGCGGCATAGTTAGAGGCAGCGCGCGGGTCAGGCGAGAAATACGCTCCCTGCCCTACAGCGCCTGGAGTGTCTGTGCGAAAGGAGTCGAAATCGCGAGCCGTCCCGTGATAAACCACCAGCGGCCGACCCTCAGAATCTACCACCTTGCTGTCTCCGAACCAGCGCTTGAACGCTGCAGTCTTGGTCTGGCCTTCGACTTCATCGCCGCGACCTTCCTCGCTAACCCACTCCGGCAGCAGGCCGGTCTTCTGGTCGGCGTACACGGTGTCGGATGCGGAAGCAGTCTGGTTCGCTTCGCCGGCAGGGCCGTAGTTCACCCAGCTGTTCTGGCCACGGGTCTCGCTGGTCATCGCGCGGCGCGCGAGCGGGGAGTACATCGCGCTGTGCTCGCGCCAGGCGTTCTCCTCGCCATCTGCGCGGAAGCCGACACCGTTGGCGATATGGCCGAAGTAGTCATGCACCACGCGGAACACGTCGTTCGCCAGCATCGTCTTGTCGCCGACCTTGAACTCGGTCTCGGCCAGGAGCGGGTTGTCGCTGACGTCCAACTCGCTGGAGCCGAAGCCGCTGTCGGTCGGGAACACCCACAGGTGGTTGTTGTCGACCACGTCAAGGATCGCCAGGCGCGGGCTGGCCGCGTATGGGTCGTCACCAGTGATGAACTCCACCTTCAGGCCGGTCTTCAGGATGTCGCGGTACTGCGCCACGGTCTCGTTAATCATGGCCTTGTAAGCGCGCTGCACCTCCGGGTCTTGCGGGGCGTGCTCCATGTCCTCGTAGGCCTGCGCAATGCGCTTCGCACGAGCCTCGTCGACCTTGGCGTAGGTGGTGGGCAGGGACTGATCGTGGCGCGCGGCATATCGCTGCGCGATGTCCTGCGCAGGCTTGTACCCGTGGAACTGGATCTTGCCCCGGCCAGGGATCGTGACGAGCGACGGAGCGCCCTTCAGATCGCGGCCCTGGTCTTCGCCGTACACCTGTTTCGCCTGCTTGCGCGAGAACGGGATGTAGTCGTCGTCGACAGGCTCTACTGCTTGGTCGGCGGCGCGGCGGTCGGCGAGGAGCTGGTCGATGCGCTTGGCGCTGCGCTGCTCGAACCGCTGCTGATCTTTTGCAGCAAACGGGCCTGCTTTGCCGCCAGCTGCGGGTTCTTCTTCGATAGCTGCCCCTGCATCACTTCGGCCAGTACCGATGCGCTTGAGTTCTTCGGCATAACCACTCTCCTCCAGGATGGAACGGTACTCAGGTGAGGTGAACAGCGTGCCGAAGTCCGGCGTCGCCGCGATCAACTCGTCGGTCACGGCACGATCTTGCACCAGCTCGGTCGCACTGCGTGATTCGGTGGCGCTGTCGGCAAGCTCGGTCAGGGTCTTGGCCCACGACCAGACGGTCTCCTGCACCTCGGCCGGCGTCCAGGTCTCGCCAGTCAGATTGGTCAGGCGGCGAGCAGCATCGCGCACCACGGCGTTCATGGCCAGGTAGCCGGCCCCCTTGCCCGCGTCCTTGCCGGACTTCAGCATGTTGCCCTTGAACAGGGTCTGCGACACCAGCGCCCAGTTCGCCATCCAGGCGTCGTTGGTCACTTCCTGAACATCGCCCAGCAGGTTCTTCATGAAGCTGTCGACCTTCGGGCCAGACAGCATTCCCTGGTTCTGCAGCGCGCGCACGCTGTTGTTCATCCACGCATCGAGCGGCGTGCCGAACGTCTTGCGCAGCGTCGACTGCACAACCTCGCGGATCGCGTCGCTATCGGTCGGGCGGCCAGCATCTACCCAGCCCTTCCACACGTTGAGAGCATTCTTCAGGTTGCCCTCGACGCTGATCTGAGGCGACAGCGCAGCCAGCAGGCCAGCGAACTGCGGTGCCTCATGGCCGAAGATGCCACTGATGGCCTGCGCGCTCTGTGCGTACCAGCCACGCTTCGCACGACCGGCGTAGGCGATGGCTGCCATTTCGTCGCGCGGCGGCAGCTTCTCGATGATCGCGGTGACCTTGGCCGCCACCTTCTCGGTGACCTTCTTCTGCTCGGCCGGCGTGAGGTTGCGTAGCAGGCCGCTGGTGGTGCGCGATGCGATCAGGCCTTCAGGTGCGCCGATGGTGTCCTGGTTCCAGATCACATAGTTGTAGGTCGGATCGGAACCGTCGCGGCGGGACATGCCGTCGCGGTAGCGTAGCCCAGGAATGCCAGCTTCGCGCAGGATTTCGCTCGCATCCTGGTCCGATCCGAAGTCATCCATCAGCGCGCGGTAGATCGCATTGCCGGTGCTGTCCTCGAACTCCTGCATGCTCTCGCGGAACATTTCTCCGCCACGCAACTTGCGCAGCGCGGCGCGAACCGCAGGCGGCTGCTCGGAAAGCGGAGCGTCGTAGTCCAGCAGTTCGCTGTCCTCCGGAATCTCCTGCTGGTACAGCTGGCCACGATTGCCATCGGCGCGCACGAACTTCTCCGCACCTTCGAGCTGGCGCTGCAGCGAGCCTTCGCTGCCGAACGTCAGGCCGGTCATGCGCTCGGCCGCAGCCACGTCGGCCACCTTCAGGCGAGCGATGTCCTGCATGGTGCGCGCGCGGTCGCCGCCGTTCTTCTGCAGAAGCGCGTCAGCGACGATGCCGCCATTGGTCTTGCCCACGGCAGACAGACCCTTTCGGTAGCTGTCAGCGACCTTCTGGCGGCCGGCGAAGTACATGCCCCAGCCGTAGGCCTGGTTGCCTTCGCCTGTGTTCACCTTGTTGAGGTCGAACTTCTCGATGCCCTTGGTCGGCGTGCCGTGGAACGCGCGCTGCGCAACTAGCTCTCCAGTCGCCTTCTTGCTGGTGCCGCGCGCACGCGGGTTCTCGACGGCGTAGCGGTACGCGCCCTCTATCAGCTTGTAGATTTCGACGTCGGGCACAGAGTCGCCCAGGCGCAGCACCTTCTTGATCTGCTGCACAACGCGGTCGATGTAGCCGCGCACGGTGTTGCGCTGCGCCTCCGGCACCTTGACGCCGTAGCGCTTCTCGATCTCGCCATAGTTGCCGGTGCGGACAGCGGCCGCCAGCTCGGCGATGGATTCCTCCACAGCGAAGCGCGCATCGGCAGGCCGCTGGGTACGCATGGCGGTGGCCAGCGCGGACACGGTCGGGTTCTGCTCGGCGCGATCCAGGGTCGAGACCAGGGCCTTCGTGCCCTCAATGGCGCTGCCGCCCGCCTCGTCGACGAACATGCCGCGCAAGCCTGCGTGGCCGGCGCGCTCGTGCGCAGCGACCCACACGCGGCGCTCAGGCGCGGTCATGGTCTTGGTGTCGAGGTTGCCCTCAATGACGTACGACACGCCGCTGTCGGGATCGTAGAACCCTTCGATCTCGCCGTTCGCTTCGCTGTTCGGGCTGTCGCCTTCGATCTTGCTGCGCAGGGCCTCGGGGAGGTCGCGCGTCGACTGAACGATGGTTACCGCTTTCGACGCCTCGCCCAGGGCTTGTCGCACTTCCAGATCGGTGTCGCCGGTTCGTGAAGCGGCTCCAGCACCTCCATCTTCGGAAGCGCCTGGATCACCGGCTCCATCGGGGAGAACGTCGGGTCGAACACCACTGTCACGCCTCTGTACTGCAGCGAGTCGACCAGCTGCTCGGCTACGCTCATCAGGCGTCCGTGCTGCAGATACATCACGTCGGGCGTCATCAGCACTGAAGTCATCGGGGATCGCCTCCTCGGGCGGCATGCGTGGAGCCAAAGGAGAAGCCGGTGCCTGGGGAGAGACACCGGCTTCTTGCACGACTGGCGTTGCACCAGTGGTGGTTACCGCTTCAGGTGCTACTTGCGCTTCGACTTGCCCGTTACCGGAACCTGTGCCGGCTTGGCGTTCTTCGCCACCTTCTTGGCGGGGCCTTTCTTCGTCTTTTGCTTGGACATCGCGGGTCTCCTGCGTCAGCGGAATTGCGGACGGCTCCATTTGTACACGCGGCTGTGCGCTCGTGTCAATAGGTGCGCCCCTGCCCATGACTTCAGTCAGGATGTTTCCGATCTCCAGCGACAGCGGGTTTGGGTTGAGGTTCGGCTCTGGCGGCGGCGCGAACTGGCGCATCGCTTCCGGATCGTTGAGTGGTGCCGGCTCGCTGTTGCCGTTGCCAGCCGATAGGCCGCCACCCAGGAACGCGGCCATCAGCGCATCGCGCGCGCCGTACTCCTGGTCCAGGCCCAGGTAGTCGGGCAGCGCGGCGTTCTCGCCAGCGTTCTGCATCTGGTCGGTCGACAGCTCGGCACCAGCACCGAGCACGGCGCGCTTGGCAACGTTGCCGACAGCTGCCTCCGGTGCCAGGTATGACAGCGACGTGCCGGCCGCGCCAGCGCCACCAGCGACCGCCGCTTCGCCCACGGTGCCGCCTGCCTCGAGTACGTCGGTCGACAGCTGTGCGCCACGGCTCACGGCCGGAACGGTCGACATGCGAACGCCAGTGCCCACCACACCCTCCAGCTCGCGCAGGACGGCCTGCTTCACGGTCTGCTGGATGGTCGGCTGCAGCGCGGCCTTGATCGCGGCGCTGTCGCCGCCCGTGGCGAACGCGGCCGCCAGATCGGGGAGTACCTGGCCAGCGGCGCTGAGCACCTGGTTCTCCGGGTTCGCAGCGCGCGGATCGTTGGCGACGTAGTCGTTGGCGTCCTGGAAATACTGCTCGGTGATCCGACCAACGTCGTCGACGAAGCCGGTCTGCTGCCCACCCATTTCCGCGACCAGGTCGAGGCCCTTGGCGATGGGCATGCCACCTACCAGGGTAGCCATGCCGCCGATGTTGCTCAGGCCCGCCGCGATGCCGCGCCCGCCGCTGTTGGCCAGGCTGCTCGCCAGAGTCAGATCGTCGGGGCGCTGTAACGGTGCCTGTCCGTCGACGAAGGTCTCGCGCAGGCGGCGGCCTATCGAATCGAAGAAGCCTTCCTCTGGCGCGGCCTGAGCCTGCGCATACGGCTTGCCGGTTACCGGGTCGAGCACGCGGCCAAGGGTGTCGTGGATTTCGACAGTGCCGCGCGTCGGCGTCGGCTGCTGCAGCATGATCTCGTACAGGTCGCCGGTCGTTCCGTCTACCTGGATGCCAGGCGAGTTCCCTACCGTGCGCGGATCGGCCGCCATGCGCTGGGCAGTGGCGGCTTCCTCTGCAGCAAAGTCGTACGGAGCTTCGTACAGCGACGGATCGCTGAAGTCATCGGCGGGCTTCTTGGCCTTCGCAGGTTTCGGAGCAGTCGAGCCTGCAGGCTGGTACAGGCTCGGATCGTCGAACTCGTTGGCCATTTCATTTCCGCTTGATGGTGCCGTTGGGGAACTGCAGACCCTGTCCGGGTTGCAGCTTCTCCCATGCGGCTTTTGCCTCGACTGCGCTGTTGACCTTGATTAAGGCCGAACCGCCCTCGCCAACCTGGCGGGGACTGCGCGTTGCTGGGGTGTCGACGACGAGCGGCGGCTTGGTGCCGTCACGGGTCTGATCGACGCGCTTCTTCTCTCGCACCGCCTGTTCCTTTGCAGGGGTCGGCGGCGCACCACCATCATCCCTCGGGTCCATCGCATCCGCAAGGTCCGGTATCGCCGGCCGGCCGCCAGTCAGGTCTTCGTAGACGTTGGTCATGCCGATCCCATCAGGGTGCGCCCAGCCGCCTTCAGTCTTCATGGCGTACTCGATGTCCGCCATCGTGATGCCCTTCATGTCGCTGCCGCTGGCCTTGGCCTGCAGGTAAGCGTCGCGTGCGGCGGCCTTCAGGTCATGCGACGCACTGCCCGCAGCGGCGCGCTCACGGCCCGCCGCTATCTTGCCGTTGGCCGTGGTCATGGCGATGCGCTCGCGACTCTGGCTTTCTGCGGCCTGGCCAGGCGCGACAATCATGCTGTCCTGCGACGGCGAAACCATCGGGTTGTACGCGGTTCCGCCCATGACCTTGGTCAGATCGACCGGCTTGCCTTCGGCGACCATCAGGTTGGCGTTGGCGTTCTCCAGGTCGCCCGCGTCCACGGCAGCTCCTGCCCTTGCGCGGTACTGCTGCTGCTGCAGGTTGCCCAGGCCCTGGGTTGACTGATCGAAGTTTCCGAAACCAGCGCGCATGACCGTTCCCAGCATCGCGCCAGTGGATGCAGCTTCCTCTGCAGGCATGCCGCTGGCGGCGAGTTGCTGCGTTATCTTGGCCTCCGCATTGTCTCGGGCCAGGTTCTCGTCGCGCGCAAGCATGGCCTCCTGCATCTTTTTCTGCAGGTCATGCTGTCGGCCCATCGCCTGGTCGTAGACCAGACCGGAGCTTCCGGATGCGCTGCCGAGCGTTTTGCCCATGCGCTCCCATCCGCTGCCGATACCGCTCGCGCCCATCGCTGCCAGCATTTCGTCCATCAGATTCCACCCCAACCCAGGTAGCCGGTGCCGCTGCCGCCAATGCCGCCGTTCGCCGGCATCCCGGATCCGCCGCCAGTATAGCTGCCGCCATAGGCGCTGGCCGCTGCCGCAATCGCATCGAGCCACGGGTTGTTGCGGATGCCCTTGATCTTCGTGTTACTGACGAAAGTGTCGCCCTGATCCTGGCGAGCGATCTGGCCGATCTCCGTTCCGACATTGGCTCGATCCAGCCCTTCGCCCTGTCGCTGCATGGCGGCCGCGTCCATCGTCGACAGCAGATCCGCGCGGCGCGCGCCGAACTTCTCGACACCCATTGCAGCCTTCGCCGCGTCATCGCGGTAGGCTTGGGATTGGTTCGCTCCGCCGACCTGGATGCCGCCAGCAGCGGATGGCTGCGCAGCCTTCAGTTGGCTCAGGTACTGCTTCAGGATTCCGCCCTTCTCGTCGGCCGCATCAGAAGCTCCGGTTTCAGAGATAAGGTCGTTGACCTTTTTGTCGGCCAGCTCTTGCTTCTTGCTGCGCGACTTGATCTGTTCCGCCAGCTCGCGGTCCTGCTTCTTGGCGGTCCTGCGATTGTTGACATAGGTCGTCCCGCCAGCAACGGCAGCCATGACGAGCGGAACCCAAACAGCTTCAGTACCCATTACGGTCCACCCCCTCCCCAGCCAGACACGTTCGGACTAAAAATCCCGAAGGTTGGTGAGGTGTTATAGATTGATTGAGCGTCGCTGCGTGCGCGCCTCTCCGCGTCGCGATCACGACTGCGCTTGTACATATCGGCGAAGCCGGCCCCAAGCGTGCCGACCGCAGAGACATCCATTCCGGCGCGCGCCGCTTCCAGGTTTTGGGCGAGCGACGCGCTGCTGCGCTGGCCGGCCGTGGTGGCATCCAGTCCCGACATCACCATCGCCTGAAGGTTGCGCCTCGCTTCCTCGTCGGCCATGCGAATGTTGTTCGCCGCACCCTGTGCGCCGCGCTCGGCATTGAGCACGCCCTTGCTGTAGTCCTCGCCGGTCTGGATCCCGGTGTCGATTGCCTGGCGCGAACCGACCATGCCGTCGCGCGCAAGCGAGAACTTGTTCTGCCTGTCTACGTCGGCCTTCTGCTTGTTAAGCTCGTCGAAGTACATTTCGCGCGTGGCGCGCAATACATCCTGGACTTGCGCCTCGCGCTTCGGGTCGTCGAAGACCTTGTTCGTGGCGGCAATGCCCTGGGTAATCATCGCCTGTCGCTGTTGCTCCTGGCGCTCTGCCGCCTGCGATGCGCTGTTCGATCCGCCGCCCATTACAGCGTCTCCTCGTCTGCAGTCTTCGGCTTTTGGGTGATGGCGTACATGGCGACATCCTCCCCTTTCTGGCCGAAGTGCTTCATGGTTCCCTCGAATTTCATGCCGAGCTTTTCGTACCAGGCAAGCGCAGCAGTGCGCGACGACAGGCCATTGGTCTGCAGCCTGCGTACGCCGTGATCCATCAGTTGCTGTATGCCATAGCGCGTGGCGCGATGGATAACCTGCCAGTCCTCATCCCAGCCCTTCTGCGTTCCTACCATCCATGACTGGTAGACGCCAGGCGTCAGTGGCTCGTACCCGCCAGCGCATATCGGACGGAAGTCCTTGTCGCACACAGCCCACTTGATTTCGCCAGCTCCATAGAACTCCGCTGCCGCTCGATGCGGGTCGTATTCGCTGCGCCCGGTGAGCGCCAGGTATTGCATCACCTCGTCTTCTCGCATCCTCTCGCACAGGTACACCAGCACCGTCAACGAACAGGTAATCATGCGATCTGCGGGCGGGCGGATGTTGGTGGTCACGGCGTCCCGTCCTCCAGGTATAGGTTCATGGCATTGAATTGCCAGTCTTGGCCTCCACGATACACCAGCCGAACGCTGAATGATGGGGCTGTAAGCGGCATCGGAATCGGCGTTCCTGGCAGGGTGTCGGCAGGGCACAGGTACGGAACGCTGAACTGGTTTACGTCCTTCTGGTTGTAGCCGAACGAAACCTCGACCGCGCCATAGCCGACGATGTCGAAACAGTCGATGCTCTTGTCGATGCCGGGGCTTTCCATGTCCAGCCATCCCCACTGGATCACGCCATCGAAAACCTGCTGTCGCGAATCCTGGAAGAAGTCGTAGGTGCCAATGCTGTAGCTCAGCTCGAACACCTCGTCGCCGCTTCGCACCAGCACCTCGGTCCCGCGCTGCTGCGCTTGGGTTATCTGGAACGGGTACAGATACCGCGACCAAGCGCCGACCTGGCCGACCTGGTTAAGGGTGAACACGAATATCTGGCTGGCTCCGTACGGAACGCCATCGCCTGGCGGCTCGCTGAAGATCAGCCAGTATTGGCCGGCACCAGGAAAGAACAGGCTGATCGGGTGCGCCTCGTAATAGTCGAGCGCAGCGCGCACCAGGGGGTCCACGGGCATGCCGATGTCGCCGGCCTGCAGGTTGTTCGTGGCTGCGGACATGCCGATGCTGCGAACGCCTGACGAGGTGCAGTAGAAGTAGTCGTTCACCACGCTCTGGCCAGACCAGTGCTCCTCGCTGCCGATGCCTTCAAGGCCATCGATCTCGCCCATCAGCGCCGGGTCCGGATCGATCTGGTACTGCTTGAAGCTGGTGCTCGACATTGCGATCAGGTTCTTACGGTACAGCCCCAGCAGCTGTACGTGGTTCGCGCCGCCAGAGTTGAGTCCGAAGTCGAAATATCCAGCATCCTTCGGCGACGACCAGTCGAGCGGCGCAATGGTCGCGCAGTACCGAATCAGGTCGCCATCGACCTTGAATATCTTCGACGCGCCGATCACGGCACGGTTGGTGTGCGGCAGCTTGGAATCGGTCACTTCCAGCGTGATCGCCTCCCATGCCAGAGTGCCGTCTCCCACGAGCTGGCCAGGGCGAGTCGGCCACGCGGGCGGGACAGCGCCCGACTTCAGCACGTACTCCGCTTCCCAGGTGACGCGCGAAGTGGAAATTGCTGTCCACGTAACTCCACCATCGACCACGGTGCCGGCGAGCACGACTGGCCACAGCGGCTCGGTTCCCGAGCTGGTCGCGGCCCCTGGCTGCGTTGCTTGGTAAACGATACCCAGCGGGAACGCGCGCTCGGCGTAGTCCCACACGAAGTTGTCGAACCACATGGGCGCAGCGTCCAGCGCCTCGGCAAGGCCAACCAAGCGCACGTACGCGGTGCCGTTCGGGGCCTCGGCCTCCAGCTCGCTGCGATCCCACCCAGGAACGCCGGACAGGACGATCTCGCCCTTCACGAGCTTCAGCTCGACCATGCCCGCATCCAGGAACGAGATCGCCACGCAGGCTTTGTTGACGCCCGACAGCGCGCCGCCCGCGTTTACGATGGCGCTGGCCTTGATTACCTTGCCCGCGTCGCATGGCGCGATCTGCGCGTTGCTGACGCGGCTTGTGCCGATGCCGGCGTGGCGCGCGCTGTTGAGGCCAGAGAACGAAGTGCCGACGTCGATCACGAAGCCAGCGCCCAGGGTCCAAGCGCCGCCGCCCAGCTGGAAGTCAGGGTCCACCAATGGGGTTGGCGTGGGTGCAGGCGTACGCACAGGCGCGACGATGTCGCTCGGCGCGTACAGGTGCGACGGCTGCCACTTTGCGACGGTCATCGTTCGCTACTCGGGATGCGGTCGTAGCGGTCGCCAACGCTCGGGGGCGTGACGATTCCGCCAGTTCCAGGAACGGTCTGCGTCGGCGGCGCGCTGTTCTCGACCGGGGCCAGGTCGCTGTCTTCGTAAACCCGCCCGCCCTCGGCGGTCGGCCAGGTCGGCTCGGTGCTGCCGCTCTTGGGCGCGGTTCCGGTGACGGCCACGGCCTTGTACTTGAAGCCATTGAAAGTGGTCGGCTCCACGTATTCGTTCAGCGTGCGCGGAGTGTCGCCTACCCACACTTTGTCGGCGGGGTTGCGGCGCACGGCACGGAAGTACAGGCCGCTCGCGCCTGGCGGGCTGACAACATCGCCAAGCTGGTAACCGGTGCTCGGCTTCCAGTCCTCGTTGTCCACGAGCCAGTAGTCGCGATAGTAGCCAGCCGGGTCAACATCCCAGCGCGCGATCACGTACAGAGCACCCATGAATGGCTCGGCGAACTCGATGCTCTCCAGCCTCGCGGCCGGGTTCGTGAGGTGCGTCAGGATGTTGAGCTTGTAGCCAGCAGGCACCGCGACCGGAGTATCGGCGAATACCTGGAGAACACCTTTCAGCAGGGACAGGCCAAGCGTGCCGGGGATGGAAGCCACGCTCTTGCTGCCCGGGCGCGGGCGCACCTTGCGCGCGGCCGTAACGAACCCGTCGACCAGGTCGTACAACGCAACAGGGGACGCGCCGCCCTTGTCGGCCAGCCTGGTGATACCGGCCTGGATCGCCGAAAGGGAGTAGGGCCGGGGCATTACTGGAACACGTCCATGCGCGGCTGCACCGCGTTCGTGCGGATGTCAGCACCGGGGATGTAGCGCTTGTTGACGTGCGTGCCGGCCGCCAGGCCTCCGAGCATGCGCTCGCACTGCTTGGCGATAGCGCCCGCGTCAGGCTGCTTGTAGTGGTTCTTCGCGTTGGCCAGGGCCAGCAAGAAGATCACGCGGCTGTCCAGCGTGCAGAAGTCCGTGTCGGCCACGAAGTTCTTTACGCCCATGTGGCCCTTCAGGCGCAGCAGGTACGGTGCGTCCGGGATCGGCCAGACCTGGATGAACTGGTTGATCTCGTAGCGATACGGGCGGCCTTCCACCGGGCCGCTGTACAGCGTCGGGTTGATGCCGTAACTGATCGGCCACCACTGCTCGGAACCGGACGGCGACCCGTCGATGTCGCTGCAGCCGGACCAGGTGATCTTGCGCGCTTCCAGGTACTTCGTGCAGTCCACCGGGATGTCGTAGAAGTTCTGGCCGGCGACCAGCTCCCACGTCCACCAGCGCTCGGTGCGCAGCACTTCGTAGTCCCAGTACAGCTGCTCCTGGGCGCTCTGCAGCAGGCTGGTCAGGTTCTCGATCAGGCCAGGTGGGTAGCGCTTCTCCAGCTCCTGGAGCGTGCGCTCAACCTTGCTCGCGAACGCCTGGGCGTTGGGCATGTTGATCGCAGTCATCAGCTCGGCCAGGACGTACTGCTCAACCAGCGGCCAGTCGACCACCACCAGCGTGGCGTCGTCGACGTACGGCGGGATGGTGACCGGGCCATAGGCCTCGTAGGCGTAGCGCCGGTAGATTTCCAGCTGCGCTGCCTCGATGGCATTGCGGATGCGCTCCTTCAGGCCCACGGGCGAGCGCTGGATCAGTTCGCCGATGTAGGTCTCGTAGCGCTTCTCTGCCATCTGCGCCCACGGGCGGTTGTACTGCGCGCCAAGGTTGGCGGCGGCCAGCAGCTCGACAGCGTGGCCATGCACGACGGTGTTGTCCGTGTCGCTGTCGATCAGGTTCAGCGTCGCGTCCGGGTACAGCTGCTGCGCGTAGCGCTCGTAGATGGTCTCCTGGGCATCGTTGATCGCCATCAGGATCAGGGAGTTCATGCCGTCAGGAGGTGTTGCCGCTTGCGCGCTGAAGCCCAGCTTGCGCAGCAGGTTGACGCGGATGTCGCCCGCGTTCTTCACGATCTGGTCGCGCAGCTCGATTCCGCCGATGCGGACATAGATGCGCTGGATCAGCTCGCCGTAGGTCTTGCTCGCGGCTGCTATTGGGGCAATGAAGCCCAGGCGCGCGCGCAGCTCATTCTTCAGGTCGCCAAGCGTGCGCTCGGTCGGTGGCGCGAACTCGCCCGTATCGTAGGCCACGGGGGAGTCGTAGCAGACGGTGCGGTCGTAGATATTTGCGCCGCCATTGAGTTCTGCGGGGCCATTCAAGTTCGGCATGCGTTACTCCTCAAAAAGACGGCCAGGTCTCGGCAAGGCCTGGCCGTCTGCACTACACGAGGTGGAGAGAGGTCACCCCGTAATTGCCCTTACTTGCCAGCCTTCGGCGCGCTGACTTCCTTGGCGGCCTTCGGCGATGCAATGCTGTGGTCGATCTCGCTCGATCCCTGGGTCTGCGCCTTGTAGTTGGCACCACGACGGGTCTTGCGGCTGATCTCCACACCGACTTCATCGGCCAGGTCGCGCAGGGCCGGGTAGACCTTGCGGACGGCGGCTTCGCCATCGGTGCCGTACTTGCGCAGCAGCTGGTCGTAGACGCGCTCGACCGAGAAGTCCTCGACTTCCTGCTCGCGGAAGCTGCCCTGGTTCACTTCGATGGCGTCCTGGCCATGCAGGGTGAACAGCACGGCCAGCTCGTAGGTGAACACGGTGACCGGGATCTTGGCCATCGCATCACGCACGATCTGCACCTGGACGCTCTCCAGGGTCACGGTTTCGCCGTCGCCCTCGACGGACGGACCATCGAACTCGCGCTCGCTCTGTGCGGCACGGAGGGCCTGGCGGGCGTATTCGCGCGGATCGACCGGAGGCTGGACGATGACGTTGCCATCTTCATCGCGCGGCCGATGATCGGCATCCTCGGCCCCCGCGATCCGCACCAGCGATGCGTCGGCACCGTGGTTGATCTCGGAGGTCGGAACGGTGCGCGGGGTCTTGGTCTTGGCCTGGTCCTGCGCCTTGTCGGCAGCGGTCTTCGGCTTTGCTTGGGTCTTGCTCATGGGTGCGGTCTCCGGTGGCGTTGGCCACCTTCAGGTACAGCGTCCGATTACTGGACGCCGTAGAGGTTGATGGTGACCGTGCCGGTGCCGATGACGCTGACGTTGGTACGGATGAAGTTGGGCAGCTCGATCTCCTGCACCAGCGGCGCAGCAGCATTGAGCGTGGCGATGGTGTACCAGCCGGCATCGCCGGAAGCGGGCACGGAACCGCCGACCTGGTCGTGGCCCTGGATCAGGACTACGCCAGCGCCGCCGACCGGTGCCTGGTTTTCCAGGGATGCTGACCAGCCCTGGCCACCCAGGAGCGGGGTCTTGTTGAGCTTGATGCCGGCCTGGATCGCGGTCGCGGTGATCGACAGCGCGCTGGCCAGAGCAATGAGGTTGACTTTGGACATGGAAGTGCTCCGAAGGCGGGGCCGTCTTAGACCCCGCCTTCAAGTGGCCGTTAGGCGATGGAGAGGACGGCGTTCGCGTTGCGCTTGTTGATCGTAAGCCGGTACTTGGAGGTGGTGCCCCAGTAGTGGACGTAACGGTCGTACATGCGGCTCGGCTTGCGGTTCACCATCCAGTGGCCGGTCAACGGGCGCAGCTTGATGGTGGTGCTGTTGAGGAAGTAGCAGCGCTTCGTCCACGGCACGGTGAACGGGCCATACAGGGTGTCCAGGGTCTCGAAGGTCGGATCCCATTCCACAAGAACATTCTTGTAGTACAGGTCTTCGGTCGAGCCTTCGATGCTCGGCATGCCAGGCTTGCCCGCCGTCTTGTTGATCTGGATGATCCTGGCGTTGGTCAGGTTCACGTCCTTCTTGTACGCATCGTAGAAAGCCGCGCCCACGAAAATCTTGTTCGGGGTCAGCTTGCCGTACGTCAAGCAGGCACGCCAGGTGACATCCATGTTGAGGATCAGGACGCCAGGCGAAACGGTCGGGATGTTGAGGTTGACGTTGTTGCGCCAGTACAGCGCGGTCGCACCGTCGATACCGCCAACGACACCGACAGCCGGCGTGGTCGACACCAGGAAGTCCAGGCCCTGCGCAGCTTTCGAGGACTGGGCACCGTTCAAGTGCATTTCTTCGTCGAACTTCTCCTGCACGCCGAGCTTCAGCACCTCGAAGTTCTCGGTCATCAGGTTGTAAATCTGGATCTTCTCGGCGTCGGAAACGACCGAGCCGGTGTCGTTGTCGTCGACCAGGGTGATGCCGTTGGCCGCCAGCTCGTCCTCGTTCAGGCCGAAGCCGTCGTGGAAGTTGGCCCACGGGAACTTCGCCAGGCGAACGGTGTCGCGGCGGTTGTAGGTGACCTGGTCGTCGCCGTAGTAGTTCTGGTAGTTCGAGTCGTTGCTGATACGAACCTTCTCGTTGAAATACTGGTTACCACCGGGCGCAACTTTCTTGTTGCTGATCAGCCACTGCAGGAACGGACGTTCCTTGTTGACCTGATCGATGGGGGAACCTTCGGCATAGACTTCCAGCTGGCGGTTTGCACCGGCATTGAACTGGGCTTGGGTCATGGGCATGGGAGTGATCTCGAAAGCGTTGAAAAGATGGGTTTGTTCACCATCCGCTTCGAGGGGCATGACGCCTCAACCTATGCCTACCGGGCGCGAAACCGGCTTACTGCTGAGCGGGTCGCTGACCCAGGCGGCACGGGGTGGGTAGCACCCCTCCCTCGTGTTGTCCCGCCTGGGCCAACGCGGTCAGCCTGCTGGCTTCCCGTTGAACGCCGAAGATACACAGGATTCCACCTGTGTCAACACCATTCCACTATCGGCCTTGCTCCCTCATTTCGGCCACGCCCAGGTCGAAGGCGTCCAGCGGGTCGATGGGCTGCCGTTCGACCTGGCTGCCCACTGCAGCGTCGACGCGCAGCGCCGTGGTGCGATGGCCAACGCGCGGCTTCTGCGCTGGCGCTGGCGCTTCCACCGGGGCAGGGATGCGCAGGTACGCGGCCTCGGCCTTCGCCGGCCATAGTGCTGGCGGGAACTTCTGCTTGATCTCCTCCAGCTTCGGACCCATGCGCTGCATGCGGTAGGCGAACAGCTTCTCGCCATCCAAAGCCTTCATTTCCGCGCCAACCTTGCCGATTCCCTTCACGGCCTCGTTGATCTCGGTCTGCTCGGCCTGCGTGCGCTGCGTGGTCTGCTGCTGGCGCTCGCCGGCTGCGGTGCGCTCGCGCTCGATCACGCGCAGCCTGATTAGCTCCTGGGCGTCCTTGATCGACAGGTCGCCCGATTCGACGCGCTCCTTCAGATCCTTGTTCGCCGCGTCCTTCAGCGGATCGTAGCCGCCCGCCTGGCGGCCGATGATCTGCGCAGCGTTGTCGACTTCCTTTTGCAGGTTGGCGATGTACTGCTCCAGGATCGACGTGTCGCCGTTGGCCTGGAACGCAGCCAAGCCACGGTTGAATCCAGCGATGGCCCCGAACGCCTGGCCAACCTGCTCCGGCAGCGCGCCGACTTCGGACAGCTGCCTGTCCCAGTCGCGCGCTGACTGGCCATCGAACACCAGGTTTTCGAGGTCTTGCTTCGAGCTGATGCCAATCTCGGTCAGGTACTCCATGCCGCCCAGCGACTCGATCACGGGCGCGGTGTTGCGCTTGTAGTCGACCAGCTCGCGGAAGCGCTCGGCTGTCTTGCCCTTCAGGCCCAGCTCGGCGATCTCGGTGTCGGTCTCCAGCTTGGCCTTCGCAGCGATCTGCTCCGGGGTCTCGGCGACTTCCTCCTCGCCTGGCACCTTGTCCTTCGACACGGCCGGCACAGCGTCAGGCTTGGCGGCCTTCCCCTTCGGTGCCTTGGCGGGCTTACCGGTTTCCTTCGACTTGCCGGCTTCGATGTCGGCAGCGGCCTGCTCGGCGCGTTCGCGCTCCTCCTTTTCCTCCGGCGTTTCTTCGCCGGCCTCAATCGGGTTGCCTTCGTCGTCGAGTTCCTGCGCGCCTGCATCGTCGACCTGTTCGGTCCTGATCGGCACAGGTGCGTCAGGGTTCTCTACGCCGAAGTCGAACGCAGCGAGCGCTGCATCGCGGACGGTGTCGCTCTCGTTGCCGAGTGAGTTCTTGGTGTTGGACATGGTGGTCTCTCGTTACTGTGGGTACAACGAACGGATGGTGGCCACGAACAGAAGGTGCGCGGTCCTGGTGATGGGGAACGTGTCATCCCACTTCGGGATTGGGTTCAGCTCCTTGACGCGATCACGGTACGCATCCCACAGCTCACCAGCGGTGGCCTTCGGGTTGGCGAGCGCATCGGCGACGGTCTGTGTCGCGTGCTCGCGCTGCACTGCGCTGTCCTGGTCGCGGTCGTGGCCTACCAGCACGATCTGCAGGTAGGCCTCACGAACGTCGTTGGCAACGCGGGCGATCTCTGCGATCACGCGCAGGCGGTCCAGCTCTTGTGGTTTGGGCATGTGCTCTCTCAGGCTATGGTTTCGGGACGCTCGACGGGAGCGATCTCTTGTACACCGGAATCTACGCCACCAGGTGCCGGAGCGCCACCACCCTCACCGCCAGCGCCAGGCGCTGGCTGCGGCTGCATTTCAGGCGGTGCTGGATAGGCCATGACCTGTGCGCCAGTGATCGGATCCACGAGCAGCATCGGCTCGCCAGGCTGCGGTATGAACCTGGCCAGGTCGATGTTCTGGTCGCCCGCGCGGGCGAAGGTCTCCTCCATGAGATTCTCGATGCACTGCGCCTGATCCAGCGGGTTCGACATGCGCAGCGCCGCAATGCGCTCCAGTCCTGCCATGACGACGTCCAGGGTTGCTGCCCAGGCCTCGCGCTGCTGCGTGGTGTTGGGTTTGCCGGTGCTGCCTGCGCGGATCGTGACGCCCACCAGGAGGTCGAGGTCTTCGTGCGTGATGCCTTCCGGCCACACAGCCTCCGGCCCAGCGATTTCGACTACGTCGTCGCGGGTCATCTTCTGCACCGCGATCTGCGCGGTAGCCTCGGCGATCTCGGTCAGCTTGTCCTCGATCCTGTCGCGCATCGAGCCGGTGCGGGCGTTGGTGCCGCTCTGCTGGATTTCGGCCTCGGTCGCGGTCTTGGCCACCTGGATAGAGCCGGTCAGCGCTTCCTGGATCCCCCACAGCTGCTCCAGCTCGGTCTTGATCGGCAGAACGTCGAACAGCGCGTAGTCGATCTTCGGGTACGGCAGCTCGAACACGGACTGCTCCAGCGGTGCATCGCCCACAGGCTTCAGCGGGACGAACTCGGCATAGGTGCCGTTGGTCATCTTCTCCACTTCGCCCTTGGTCAGGCGGCGCGCGTCGAAGCCCATGCGCGGCTTGATGCGGCGGCGCAGCTCGGCGTAGCCAGAACGGGTACGTTGGTACTCGTCCATCAGGCGATAGCTGCGCGTCACCAGCGATTGCGGGTGGCGCTCGCCCTCTACTTCGTGCAGCGCCAGCGGGAACAGGTTGTAGAACCGCGTGGTGGCCACAGCGGGCGGCTCAGGCGGCTTGGCATAGCCAGGCAGGCCTTCGATCAGGGTGTAGATCAGGTTCTCGTCCGCACGCCACATTTCCCAGCCCATGACGAAGCTGTTGCCCTGGGCTGCCTCTCCACCCTTGGTGAAGGCGTCGGCACTCGATGCGTCCAGCCGGCCATCGCCTGCAGCGGTCCTGCCCACGTCGCATTGCGCGGTCGGCTTCTTGGCCTTGTAGCGGCCGGTCGACTTCCACGCTTCGCTCGGCACCAGCGGGAACTTGGCCTTCGCCTCATCGCTGGGGATGTAGAAGCGCTTGGCTATCCAGGTGGCCACGTCGCAGTCGATGATGTTCTGGACGTTCATCGATACCTGCACGTCCTCGGCAGGCACGAAGTCGATGAACAGGCCGCGATAGACCAGCTTCTCGATGTTCGCTTCCAGACCCTTGATCTGCGCGGCCAGGTCGGCCTTCTGGTCTTCGATGTCGTCCATGCCTGCGGCGATTTCCGCCTCCAGGTTCTCGATGCGCGCCAGGTTCTCCTGCACGTCGCGCTTGCGGGCGAGCATCACCTGGTCGGTCTGGTAGGTCTCCTGCCAGCCAACCTGCAGCCAGCCCACGGCACAGGTCAGCGAGGAGCGCAGCCAGCGCTCGGCCTGGCGCTTCATCTTCGCCTGCTTCCACAGGCGGCTGATTACGATCTCCAGGGTCTTGGCAAACAGCCTCGTATCCTTCTTGCGCGACGGACCAACGCAGTCGGCCACCAGCACGTCGACATCGGGGTTCCGTGCGTACAGGAACGCGACCAGGATGTCGATGTAGGTGCCGATCAGGTTGACGTTCACCTCGAACGTGCTGTCGCCGCGTGCGTATCGACGGCAGAATGCGTACTGCTTGCGAGCATCGGCGTCGAAGTTGCGCGTGTGCTCGATCTGTTTGAGCAGCTTGTCTGCCCGCTTCATGTCCTCCGGTGAGGCAGGGGCCACGCCACTGGTCGTAGCGCCCGTGGGCGTGTCCGCGTCCAGGTTCTCGTCGATCAGGCTCGCGTCGGTGTTCATGGCTCGTGGTATCTCCGGACGGCCGCGTCGTCTATCTCGCTGTCGTCGTGCATAAAGTGGGCTTCGGTGAATGGAACGATGTTCTTGGTGACCGGCTCTGGTTCCTGCACCTTGGCGTGCATCATGTCAAGGCCTTGGGCGAGCTTACTGCATGTGTCGACCATGTCGTCTACCTTGCCGTCCTGGCCGGTGAAGCCGCACAGCTGCTCCACCAGGCGGTCGACCCACTCGGCTGTGCCACTGGCGGGGAATTTAACAGCGCCGGCCGCCACGCGCGCGGCGAAGCCCTGGGCGCGGTCTGCCTTGGACCCGGTGCTGGGCAGCGGGGTGCGGGTGAAGAAGGCTTTGAGCTGGCGCATCTTCTGGTTGATCGCGCCCTTGGTCGAGCGGTAGATCACGCCCGACTCCTCGAAGTGGCGGTCGATGTCGTAAAGCTTGCCTTGCTTCACCATCGTGGTTATCCACTTATTCGGGTCTTCCTGCATGGACTTCCAGTCCACGATCCAGATGATCTCCTCCCCGTTGGGCAGCTTCTGCAGGCCGAAGATGCCCAGCTCTGTCCAGTCAGGCTCACGGCTCTGGCCCTCCTCCTCCAGGTCTTCCAGGTCGGTGCTGGCGTAGTCGCTGGACTGGTAGAACTCAAGGTCGTCTGGCAGCTCGTCCGGATCGTAGCGGTTGGCGTCGATCCAGGCGCGCTTGAACAGCAGGCCAGCCAGGGTGCGTGGCTTGCCCTCCCATACGTGCTGGTACAGGTCGTCGTTCAGGGCCTTCAGGCGCAGGCGCTCGTCCTGCAGCACCTCGGGGAACCACGGGTTGTCCCGCCAGTTGATCTCGATGTCGATCATCTTCTCTGGCGGCAGCCAGGGCGTGGTGATCGTGCGGACGTAGGTCTCGTCCGTCTCCAGGTCAGGGTTCCAGGTGGCGATGATCTCCGACCCGCTCTTGCGGATCGTGGGCGTCAGCAGCGTCCAGCTGCGTTTCGACAGGCGCTGTGCCTCCTCGATCCAGACGATGGTGACGCCCTCGAACGACTTCAGGTTCTCGCTGGTCTTGTCGGCCATGCCGGAGAATAGGAACTCGCTGCCGGTGCGCAGGCACTTGATGCCGGTCTTGGTGCTGTAGAAATACTTGCCCCAGCCGTACTCGGCGATCACGTCGTCGAGCAGGCGCTTCACTGAGTCGGCGATGGACTTCTGCACCTCGCGGCCGCACAGGATGCGGTGCTTGGCGCTCATGGAGCGGCAGATCAGGTAGCGGGCCACGGTGTGCGACTTCGCACTGCCTCGGCCGCCTCGGAAGCTCTTGTAGCGCAGAGGCTGCAGGATCGGCAGCATCGAGACAGGAATCTCGGCGATGAATGCGTTCTGCACCATGCCGGGAAGCAGGGTCTTCCTGCTGTTGCTGCGCCCACGGCGATGGTCACGCGGTGCGTGGATCGTGCCCAGCCCGCCCGAGTGCTTAAACCCGATCACGGTTCTTCGCCACCACGCCGACCATCCGAATCTCCTCCGGCGCTTCCTCGTCCAGGTCAGCCTGGGCCAGCTCCTGCTCGTGCTCGATCTGCCCCTTGACGGTGGCCATGTCGTAGAGCCTGGGCAGCATCACCCGGGCGTATTCCAGCCGGCCCCATACCCGCAGCTTGGCCCGGGCGATCCTGGTCATGCTGTCCTTGGGCTTCATCACCCTGCCGTCAGGCAGCAGCACAGCCTCGTCATTGCCGTCGACGATGTCGGGCACCTCGTCGACCAGGCTGTGGACGTATTGCGTGCGCGCGTGTGCGAGGGATGCGGAAAAACTCTCATGCTTTTCAACCCATTCAGCAACGGTGCGATAGGCCGGCATGTCGGCATCCTCACACACCTGGGTGATCGGACGCCTTGTCGCTCGGGACAAGAGCTGCCCCACCACCCACTCGTTCATGAGAGTGGGACGGCCTCTCTTGCGCTTGGGGATAGGCACCAGCGCCATGCTGTCGGGAATTGCGACGAAGCCCGCGTCCTGTTCGGGAGCGGGCTTCTGTTCGGCTTTCCTGCCTTTGCGGGGCTTCGGCGCTGGTGCTGCTGCGGGCTTCTTGCGTGGCATGGTGCTCAGTGGGCGCTGGGTCGGGCTTCCTCACGCAATGTGGAACTGCGTGGATATTGGTGGAACACGGTGGAACTGTGAAGGTGACCCTGGATGCAGGAGTTATACCAGGCGTGGTCGTCGCCCCTGGGCCTGTCCACCATCACCAGGGTATCGATGTAGCCCGTGATCGCTACCTGCGAGCCGTACGCCACAGCGCGCGTACCAGGCGGCAGGATGCCCAGGTCGTTGAGGCTGTGGGCCAGGAACGGGTGCTGGACGAGGATCACGGTCTGGCCGTGCTGCGGCGGCGCGCTCACGATGCGGCCGGTGTCGATCCCCTCGGCGAGCGTCGCCAGGGCAGCCGCGTGCATGCCGTGCCCGCCCTCATCCAGCAAGCCGACGATCTCCCGTATCCACCAGGTGCGGTTCTCGGACGTGGTCTCGGGACCAGCAGCGCACGGGCCTGGGTGGCCGTCGACGCGCTGGCAGGTCCAGCCCTTGGGTGGTTTGTTGCACTGCGTCATGACCGGCCACCAAGTTCCCAGCCGCTGTGGTACTTCGGCACGTTGACATCGAACCGGCTCAGCGCCTGCTCGACGATATGGCTCACCTCCTTGGGCGTTGCAGCGCGCGGCTCGGCGCTCACCCACTCGGTGCCCCAGGGCCAGAACACCCGCGCTTCATCGGTGTTGGTCGGCGACTTGCGCATGATCGTAACCGTGCCATTGATCGGCCGGCTCTCGTGGATCTCGTCCGGCTCCTGGGTGTAGGTCATGCCAGGCAGCAGGATCTCCGGCGGATTGCGATACAGCCAGGTCCGTTCCGTTACAGATTCCTTCGTCGGCCCACCGCCGGCGCCGGCGAGGATGGTGAACTTGTTGTATCGCTCCGACATTGGCGCGCACACGTCGCCATCGCGGTATTCGGTGAACCGGTAGTTGTGCAGCTCGCCGGACAGGATCGTGGACTGCAGCGCCCACTGCTTGTGGTCGTGGATCACGCTGACGTTCGGGACCGCGAAACGTCTGTCCCACACATGCAGGCGGAAGTCGCCCATGTGTAGGCGCAGCATGCCGAAGCCCTGAAGCGTCCAGTCGAACTGCCTGGCGTTCTGCAGGATCGACAGCGCCAGCGCGCGGAGGGTCGGAACGTGATTGATGGTGCTCATGTGGAATCTCGTGGAAGTGAGTGGAATTGTGTGGAACTCCTCGCGGTTGCCAATACGGTCGAACGTGGCGTCAGGCTCGGTGTCGAAGTCGTGACCCTCCTCGGCCACGCAGCGCTTGCAGGTTGCGTTGACGTCGCCGTTGGGGTCTCGATCCAGGTGCAGGAGCGGGGCGGTGCAGCCTATGCAGTATTCCTGAGCCATCAGCGTTTCCCCTTGCGGCGCGCGGCCTTCTTCTGGTTCTTGGTCGGTGCCAGCTTGGTCTGCAGCACCTCGCTGTTCTGCTGGGTGCTTGGTGCATGGGCGGCTAGGACGTTCGACAGCGCGGCCGCGATCAGGAGCTTGTTGATCCTCACTTCGACCCATCCGCGCCGAGCTTGGCGGTGAGGTTCATAGCGAAATCAATGGCTTCGCGTACCTCGCCCAAGGGATGCCCGCTGATCGACTCGCCGCGCTTGACGACATTCCACCAGATCGAATATTCCCCGGCTTCGTTCTCGCTCTCGCGGTGCGTGACCAGATCGGCCTCATTCGCTTCCAGCCAATCCAGCCGCGCCGCATCCCCCGCATCACCGCCAGCCGGGTGGGCGAATAGTTCGGTTCCACGGGTTGGCGTCTTTACTCCTGGTGCGAGATCGCCCCAAAACTCCCTTGTTCCTTCTGGCGTAGCACGCCGACCCATAAACGATCCGATAGAAACCTCCTCCCCGCCGCTGCCGGTGGCCGGGGTTGGGGCGTCAGGGTCAAGCGTTGTTGATTCGCCGTGATGCCACAAGAATGCGCAGTAAGCGGCCACGTCCCTGGGGTCGCCCTTATTAATGTGCTCGACCAGCTCGGAACGACATTCGTCCATCCAATCGGGCGACTTCCATTCATCGGCATAGCCGTATTTTTTCTCGTCCTTGGCCAGCTTAGCGGCCAGCGCCACGGAGAATCGCCGCACAAGATCAGCCGTTTCCGGGTGCAGGTCAGGCGCACCCTGCGCAACCGATTCGGCGGGGCGGGTGGAGAGGGCGGCTAGCTCGTCGGCCTTTGCTGCGCTTTCGTTCGGGTGTCCTGCCTTGCCCAACTGGTAATACAGATTGAGACTATCGAGTATCCGTTCGCGCAATTCACCCACCCCAGGCGCGGGCTGCGCGGCGAGGGCTTTGAGTTGTTCGCTGATTTCTTGGATCGCAACGCAATCGCTAACGCTATGCCCATTAATTCCGTACAGGCGGTCGGCGAGAATTGCCAGCTCATCCAGCCCACTCGCGGCGGGGGTGCTCAGTTGCTCCTTCTTGAACTTCATTCCTGCCTTGAAACCTGCCTCGTATTCCTTGCTATTTATGTCAGGGCCTCCATCGGCCTTGCTGGCGAGGGCGTCGATTTCGCTGCCGGGAATACGGAACTGGTCGGCCACTTGGTAGGCAAGCTCTCCGAACATTCGGGCCGCGTTGTCGTAGGCAAATCTCAGTCCTGCGTCGCGTTCGTTATAGCTTGGGTTTAATGCGTGGGCCAGGTATTCAAAATGGTTGCGCTTAGCCATTGCGCGATGAGCCATCTCTCTGGCTATGCGTTCCATGACCGCATCCGTCACCTCCCCGCCGCCCTGCTGGGCGATTGGGGGTGCGGCAAGCAACGGTTCGATTCGCTCGGCGAGGCTGCGCGACTCGTCGGGATAGTTTATCGCAGCGAGTGACACAAGCTGGCCGATCAGCGTCCAGAGAAGCGACGCATCGCTGGCTGCGGCGGGTGGGGTGGGTTGGGTCATGACAGCTCCTCGCAGTCCAGCGATGTCTCCAGGCGGTTCCGGTCGCGGTAGTACCGTATATCGGCCAGGTCTACGCCTTTCTGCGTGCCGCCGCCGTGGACATAGTTGTTGATGTAGAACGGCAGGTTCGCCGGCATTAAGCCGCCACCCTTGCTGTAGATGGCCCAGTGGATTTCGCTGTCGGTAAGCGAGTGCGACAGCGCGGCCATCGGGTTCTTGGCCTGCCACTGCGTGAACATGGCCAGGATCAGGTACTTGCCCACCCATTGATCGCGCGACGACTGATCCATGTCGTCCAGCGAAAGACCAACCTTCTCGGCTTCCTCCTCGGCCCACCTCGTGCCGATGAAGACGCCCAGGTTTTCCTTTCCGAACCAGGCAGGGTTGTACGGCTCTACGCCTTCGCGCCCCTCCGCATCCCAGGCATTCCACTTCGCCTGCAGGCGCAGCTCGCGCTTGTCGTCGTCTTCGAGGTGATCTTTACGGATCATACATTCCTCCCTTGGTGTAGTTGGCGTGCTTGTTTGGAATGAAGTCTTGGTACTCGTGCAGCTCAATCGAAGGAGGTTCGGGCACTGTCGGCACATCGCCAAGGTTGCGCGCAATCCAGTCACTCTCGTTGGCCAGGATGAAGGTGCGAATTTCGTCGATGTAGATGGCCTCGGAATGCATGAAGCCAGGCTCCACGCGCTCAATCTCTTCGTATTGCCGACGACTGCGCGTCAGGACGGACAGCGACAGACCATACGACGCGCGCCACGGCCTGCCAGGGCTCATGCCTCGACCTTCTCGGCGTTGCCGTCCTTGCCGCGCAGCAGGTTCCAGGCTTCGCGCGCGCGCTCGGCGACGGTCATCCTCGACGGCAGCGGCAGCTCGGCCAGCGCATCGGCATAGCCTTTCTCGTAGCCTTCCTGCCAGTTGCCCTGCTCGGTGATCGACTGCTGCGCCAGCTCCAGCATTTGGCCGTAAAAGGCCTTGCTGTCGTGTGGCACCAGCTCGGTTCCGGTTTCGTTCTGGATCAGCTTGTTGCCGATCTTGGCTATCAGCTTCTGGACACGAAGTGAGCGGTCTTCGAGCACGCGCTCCAGGCTGTCCATCCGGTCTTCAGGGGATGCGTGGTTGATCTGCATGCTTCCGCCGTCGACGCCAATCGTTTCTTCCATGCGGTTCAGGCGGTCGTGCGCAGCCAGCAGCGTTCCGCGCTGGTCGCCGTAGGTCTGCGTGCCGATGGACTGCTTGACCGGAGTGTGCGGCACCAGGTCGAGCGCAGGGTCGGCCGGTGGCGGCTGGTTTATGGGCGGCATGGTGACGCGGTGGATCGGCAAGTCTTCCTGCGAGTACAAGTCCCACAGGTCGCTTGCCTTCAGGCTGGGGAAGCGAGCCAGAACCAGCTCGTCGTTGGCCAGGATGCCGTTCAAGTACGGCCGCCCAGCGTTGTCCACGGACAGGCCGGGATAGAGTTTGGCGGCGTTGCTCACAGGACTTCTCCCTTTGCGGATTCGGTTCCCAGTTTCTCGGAAATCATGCCGCGCACTGCCAGCACGAGAGCTTCCTCGGCGGCGGTGATCTTCAGGGGTAGCGGACGCAGCGGAAGGCGCATGTCGACCGCCAGCCTCTGTGTCGGATGCGGACGCTGCGAAACGAACGGCACTTCGTCGCCTTCCAGCTCGAAATACACAGGCGCATCCTGCCGCTTGCTCGCCATGCCGGTCTGGCCTGCGTCGGGGTGCTGCTCCATCCAGTAGCTGGACTGGCTACCGAAGCGTAAGCGGGTCTGGTAATACTGCGCCCATTCCGGCGCATGGTCCCAATTGACCGAAGCGTGGCGGTGCTCGGCGCTGGCGATGCGGGCGCTGGTGGCGAGCGACGGAGTCGGCTCCACCACTGGGTTGATTTTTTCGCTCATGGTTCTCTCTCGAAGAAGCGCTCTCGCGCAGGTTGATGGTACGCCTCAGAAACGTGATTTTCTACACCTTGGGTTCCGCCTGTCGGAGGCCTCCGTTCCATCCAGGTTTCTTGGTATTCCAGCCTCGGACGAACTCCTGGTGGCATCCCGAATCTTCCGCGCGTGCTCGCTCGACTGCCTCTCCACCGACATGATCTTGCGCATGCGGTCGCGGCTTTTCTTGACGGACGCGGTGGAAGTGATCGACAGGTTTGCCCAGGTGCGGTTGCCACGGCCGAGCCTGGCCATCAGCAACCTCTCGCTGACGCCGGGGCAGCGCGCGAGGATCTCCTGCTTAGTCAGTAGTGCGCCCTCTATTTCGTAGGTGTGAATCCGTGCCACTACCTCATCCCCCGAAACGATGCTGGCTTGACGCGCTGCGGATCATGCGTCGGGGTGATTGCATGTTGCGTCGACGTTGTGGCAGGCCATGCCACGCGACCACCGAGAACGGGCCACCCACCACAATCACCGTCAGCAGCGGATGCACTGCCGCAGTTATCAGGATGAGTAGAACCCAAAACATCAGGCCTAGCGCCAAGCATGCGATCAAGCACACGGACAGCAGGATTGTCCTGGCGGCGGTCAAGGATTCTGCCGACCTGACATGCTTGCGAAACTTTTGGTTTTTTCTCATTCATGGATCATATCTCGTGCTGTTCGTTTTGTACACTGCGGCGCACCGCGAGGAACTCCAGATATTCGGGGTCCGACATGCCGAGCCGCTGCTGTTCGGTCCCGTCCTCACCCATCCCGCCAAGCGGCCTGCCCATAATCAGCCTCTCGATCACCTCCCGGCTATCCAGCCTATGGTGGCTGGAAAGCTCATCCAGGCGCTCTCCAGCGGCCTTGGATAGCCTTGCGCGGAACTCGCGCCCGCCCTCTGCCTTCAGCCGAGCTGCGAATGCCCTGGCGCTCCTTGCGCTCACTGACTGAACTTCCTGCGGGTCTCCTTCACCGCATCCTCGTAGGCGGACTTTCCAGCCATCCCGCTGCCATATGCTCCAAGGTTGTACTGGTGAGCCATGTGCGCCAGCTCGCGCTCCAGCGGGGTCTCGGACGGAGCCAGGGCCTCGGTCTTCGTCTTGCCGGCCGGAACGCTGCTCGCCTTGCTGACCGGCGCGCGACGTACCCAGGTCTTCCAGGTCAAGTCCCAATCGGTCTTCGTGGCTGCCTGGCCGGCCTTCGCGCACCAGTAGTCGCGGAAGTTCTCAGCCTCGGCCTTGCCGTCGACGCCCCTGGCCCGCGCGTACTCCAGTTGCTCGGGCGTTGGCACCCAATCCCTTGGCAGGCGAGTGCCGCGCACCGCAACAGCTTTTTCTTTTGATTTAGGCTTTTCTGGAAGCTGTATCTGACTCTGGTTCTGCATCTGCTTGGGTCCACCACGGTCCACTGTGGAATCTGTGGAATCTTTATTTCCACTTTCTGCTCGCACCCGACGCATGTAGTCGCGCTTCGATTCCCGGATGCTCTCCTGGTCCCTGATCTCCCGGTACTTCTGGTGGTTGATCAGCTGCCAGCCGCCGTCGATCTCGGTGATGCGCCGGCCCTCGTCGTCCTTGGTTCGGCTGTGCGGGTCGGGAGCCAGGAAGGTCTCAATGGCGATCTGCGCCTCCTCCAGCGTCACGCGCGACAGGTGGGCCAGCCCAGGCACGCTGGCGAACACGCGGCCGTTGCGGTCGCAGTTGGCCAGCATGGCGATCCAGGTGAGCCTGGTGCCTGCAGGCTCCATCCAGACGGTGCTGGAGGTGATGCTGCTGAACAGCTTGGTGAAGGTGTAGCTCATGATCAGGACACTCGGGTGATGATGACGGCTTCGCCGCCGTTAGGCTTGACACTGAACTCACGTCCAGATTCGGCCGTGTAGGCCTTCAGGCCCTTCACAAAAAGACCGCGCCAGAGCATGCAGTCACCGACCTCCAGGTCGAGCAGCCGATCCTCCTGGTTCGGGATCGGCTGCGGCATGACGGGGAGGTGGTCGCGGCCGCGCTTCACTTCACACCTCCGCAGCGGGCGAGGGCGGCGGGATGGATCGCCCAGTACAGTTCACGCTCTTGGGCGGCGCTCTTGTTCCAAGCGGTGCAATGCTGCGCACCAGTCCCGCAGGCGATCACGTCCCCAGCCTTCTCTGCCTTCAAGAGCGCCCTACGCACGGCTGCGGTGCTATGGGGGCGCAAGTGGCTGGCAATGGTGCCGGTGCTCCGAGCCTTGTTCCACGCCGGGATGATTCGGCGCTCTTCAATGGTTCCACCGTGAGAGCAAAGCGTGACCATCACCGCCAGCACATCGACAGGGGCGGTCATGCCTTGCTCCAGGAGTTTTCGGGACGGCCGTACGGACCCTGCATCATGATGCCGGTCTTCTTCAGCTTGCCTGCCTTCTCCAGGTTGCTGATGCTGCGGCGTACGCTCGTCAGCAGCCAGTTCCGGCCCAGGCTCTTGCCGTAGTTCCAGACCTGGCTCGGGGACCAGGTGCCGATGGCCATCAGAACCATGACGGCATCGTCCTGGTGCTTGGCGGTCTTCACTGCGCTGGCCAGCTGCTCGCCGGTCAGGTTGGTGGTGTTGAAATACTCAGCCATTGCAGTAGCCCTCGTTGATCAGGTGCATGGCCATGCGGCCGTAGCTGCCCTGGAGCTTGAATGCGGTGCCGTCGTCGATCAGGTGCTGGAAGCCGACGATGATCTCGTCCTCGTCCAGCTCGCCGCCTTCGTAGGCCATGATGAAACTAACAGTGTCGAAGTTGCTCATTGCGGCCTTCCTCAGTGGGTTGGGACGCCGACAGTGTACACGCAGAATGTGGAATCATCGTTCCACGAGTGGAAAGGTGTGTCTTGACTTCTGTACACGCAGCGTGCTATACTGTGTACAGTCGATGAACTCTCATCGGCACTGGAGGGCTTCATGGCAATAGCAATAAAACTGACGGAGCTGCAGCGCGAGGAGCTTCTGCACAAGCTCAACATCATCGAGCATGAAGACGATCTGCTTGAGAGCTACGAGATCACTTCGACGCAGGCTGCCGACATTGCTCGTAGAGTTGGTGAGCAAGTAACTGTCCTTACGAAAGATGAGGCCGACATTCTGGTTGGCGAAACCGAGAACCTGATCGAAATCGCTCAAGGGAACATGGAATGGGCGCAGCCGGCGGAGCGCACTCAGATGGCGGCCTATATAGGCTCTTTGCGTAAGCTGATCAAGAAGCTGGAAGGGGAACAACATGCGTGACCCGCACATCATCATCGGCGCGTTCATCGAGAAGAAGCGCCGCGAGACCAAGGCCGGCCTGATAATGACCGCGCACCAGTACGACAACGGCACCTGGCGCGCAGCGGTGGTCGGTCACGGTAGCGATACCCTGGTCGAAGCTCGTGGCGTGAGCCTGGACGCCGCTATGTGCGCCCTGGCTGTGGCTGTCGACAGCGCCGAACACATCCTGATCAGCGACCCGCAGCCGGATTACTCGTTGCGAGTTGCGGCGCGCCGCGTCGTGACGCAGATGGGTGGTGACGGCACCGCGTGGTACGAGGAACTTCAGGACAGCGATCCGCTAATGCTGTCGGCGCTGGTCGGGCTTCGCAACGCGCTGGAGCAGTCATGAGCCGCCGCGAGCTGTTCCACAACATCCGCAGCGCCACGCGTCAGGCCGAGAGCCACCCGCTGCCGTTCAACCTGATGGACATCGGCACCGGCCTGTTCGACGCCACCCACGACGCAGGACCGCCGAAGCGCTACAGCGCCAGGAAGGACTGGTTCTGTGCCGGGTTGGTGCTCGGCGTCGCTGCGGCCGCTGTGGTCTTCCTGGCCCTCACCTGATGGCGTACGTCAGGTGTAGCTACTGTGGCGGCCGGCGCACCACGTCGATGCCACTGCAGGAGTACTACCGGCTACCGATCTGCCGAACGCCAGGATGCAACGGCAAGCGTAAGCGCCTGGGCAAGCCTGTTTCATACCGCGTCGACAAGTACAGGACCAATGTCGAGCGGTCAGGAAAAATCAAGCCATGCCACCCCGGCATGGGTGGGTGCGACGGATACCCGTTCCCGCATCGCAAAGGATCCAAGCAGTGTATCCACAACCCAAACTACGAGAACGTCATGAAAGAAATAAATGAGGAGAGTCCAGCATGGAACGATTGAACCTTACCCCCGGCAAGCTTTTGGTCGTTCTCCTGGATGGCGAGAAGCACGTCCTGGAAGTCCGTGGTCTGCAGATTTTGATGGAGGATGAACTCGGCAACGAGTTCGTCGTCAGCCCGGAGGACGTTACCAGCGACGAACTCGTTTTCCAGCACCACGCCGAGTACTGGAAAGCAAAGGCAGATAGCCTGCAGGCAACGCTGGATGACCTGGCGCGGCCGGCCAATCAGGAAGTCCTCAGTCAGGTGTGCGAGCGTGCTCGCGAATCCTTCGGCGTCGACTCCGCTCCGCTCAGTTCCATACCCGACAACGCCGCGCGCTCCAGCAGTCGTGGCGAAGCTGCCGCGATCCAGCGCAAGGTGAATGACTCCTTCGCGTCGGCGCGAGCGCCGGAGGTCGGACCGGCCTGCATCCGGGTGGAAGGAACCCTGGGCAGCGTCTACCTGAAGACTCCTGGCTACCCCGGCATCCAGCACCTGCCGCCCGGTGACTACATCCTGCAGTCGAAGTCGGAAGGTGACTCGTGACCTTCTTCCGCAACCTCACGTTCTTCCAGTTCCCAGCAGCCCTTGCCGCGTCGATCAGGCGCGGGCTTGACCAGGGCACCGCCGAGTGCGCGCTGAAGCCGTGCGGCGCGCTGGAGCTGTCCAGTCGTGGGTTCGTGCCTTCGTTCCCGGCCGACACCGATGGCGACGCGCTGCCGTACTACCTCAATAGCGACGTGATCGTGCTGACGGTAGGCGGCGAGGACAAGATCCTACCCTCGTCGGTAGTCAACAAGGTGCTCGGCGAACGCCTGGCCGAGATCGAGCGCAAGGAAGGCAGGAAGCCTGGCGGCCGCGAGCGCAAGCGAATCAAGGAAGACATCGTCCACGAGCTGCTGCCGAAGGCGCTGGTGAAGCCGTACCGGCTGACCGGCTATCTCGATCTGCAGCGCGGCCTGGTGGTGGTCGACACTGTGAGCCGTAAGCAGGCAGAGGAGTTCGTCAGCCAGGTGCGCGCGGCGCTCGGATCGTTCCCGGCGCTTCCGATCAATGCCGAGGTGGGTCCGCGCAGCGTGCTAACCAGCTACATATCCGGCAATGTCGTCGACGATCTTTCGGTCGGCGATGACTTCACTCTGAAGGATAACGCGGACGCGAAGATAACATCGCACAACGCCAACCCGTTCGGAGAGGAGGTGACATCCTACCTTGGTGATGGATTCCAGGTGTCTAGGTTGTCGCTGGTGCTTAATGAGCGCGTCGAGTTCGACATGGACGAGGATCTGGTCGTGCGCAAGTTCAAGCTTCTGGATCAGGCCCTGGAAAAGCTGGATGGCGAGGAGCATGAAGACATCGTCGCGGACATCAACGCGCGACTGTGGCTGCAGCACGCCGAGGTTGGCGCGCTGTTCGAGGTGCTGGTCAGGGAGTTCAAGCTGTCGCCTGTGATTTAAGCTTGTCCGCGTGAGCATTGGCCGCCGCACGACACTTGTCTGCGGCGGCCTCTTGCCGTATGCGACTATCGTATGGGAACCTTTCGGTCAATATTCCATAGCCTATTCCATTATCGGAATAGCACAGCGTCATCACTCTCTGGTCTGGATGCTCTCCACCAAATACAGCTATGGTGTAAAGCCCGCAGTCGCTCTGCTTGAAAGGGATGCCGGTCTTGGGGTCTCGCTTAGTTTCGCGCCAGGTCAGCGACATGCGTTCACCACTGCTGCGATGGCCTCGTCGACAGTCTTCACCACAGCGTACTGCCCGCGCCATTCAGCCTGGAATATCACCTGGTCTTCGGTCTGCTTGCGTGCGCTCGGTGGCTTGTTGCCGTCCTTCACTTCCAGGAGGATGTTCCGCCCGCGATACCCGACCAGAAGATCGCACGGGACGTGCATGACCTTGACGGTGCAGCCGATGGCCTCCAGGGCCTTCACGATGTCACCCTGGTTCGCGTCCTTCCTGCCGGTCGCCCTCACCAGCCGTTCTCCAGCACGTCGTTCTGCAGCGCGATCAGCTCGTCGTCGGTGCCGTAGGCTGCAGCGAAGGTCTTGCCGCCATCCATCAGGGATGGCCCGTAGACGCCGCGCATGGTCTTGTGCGACCAGCCGTCCTCTACCCTGCCACGGTGGTGCCACAGGCAGCCGGCGTAGCCCTTCAGGTGGCCCCTGCGCATGTTTCCGCTCTTGGTGTGGTTGTAGTCCGACACCCTGGCAACCTGCTCGTGCTCGATGTTGCCCTTCCGATACCAGACCAGGCACGCCATGCAGCACGTTGCGTCAGGCACGTCAGACATTTTCGCTTCGCCCATCCTTGCTCGTTCGCCCTTGGTTGGCGCTGCTGCCTTCGACCACATCACCAAATCTCCTTGGCCTTCTCCGACCATTCGACTTCGTGCTCGGCACCGAACTGGAAAATCAGCTCGATCAACTGCGTCATGTCGCGCTTCAGCATCTTCGAGGTGCGCAGGCCCACGGCCACGATGCCGCCGCCGTCGATGCTGCCGAACAGGCGCGGTCGCTTCAGCGCCGCAGTTATTACGTCCTTGAACTCCTCCGGCGACAGCCTGGCTGCGGTCGGGTGCTCGTCGACGCGGATGTACCGGCCATCCTCCAGGCAGCGGTCGTTGCGCCACCTGGCGCGCTTCCAGCCCACCTGGTCGGCCACGTCGGTGAGCATCGCCCACATGCGGTCGTTCTGCGGCAGCGTGCGCTTCGGAGCGTCGATCTCTATCACCATTTCCTCGCCGGCCTCGGCCTGGTCGAGGATATGCTCGGCAGCGCGCGCGGCTACCTCCCTGCGGCGCGGGTTGTCGCGCTTAATCAGGAATACTTTTTTCATGCGCCGATGGTCTCGATGAAGGCGTTCGCCTTGGCCTGGTCGCTGTCGCTGAAATTGCGACGGCCCAGTGCCACGCTCTGCACCAGGTGGATCGAGCGGCCCATGAAGATGGCCAGCTGGTTGGCTGTGTCGCCATCGCGGCCGAGGTGGCCGTCGTGCTTCCTCAGGAAGCGGGCCAGGGCGAGCTGGTTCTTGTTTCGCTTGGGCTTGTTGGGCATGGAAATAATCTCGATGAAGGGGTTGCATGAGTGTACAGCAGGGTGTACAGTTCTACCCGATCTGAAGATTCATTACAACCTGGAGAGAGAAATGAGCGAACCCAAAGTACCGGCCGTATTCGCGGCCATCAACGAAGTGCAGGATGCGATCTGGAAGGTCGGCATCAGCAAGAACAGCCTCGCCCAGGGCGGAGGCATCAAGTTCTACTTCCGTGGCATCGACGCGGTGCAGGAAGCGTTTTCTGGCCCGATGTCCAAGGCCAAGCTGATCATGATGCCGAGCTACGGCGAGCTGATCGTCACCGAGCGCAAGACCAACAACGGCGTCACGCACAACGTGCGCGTGCTCGGCAGCTACACGCTGGTCAGCCTGGTAGATGGCAGCACGCAGTTCGTGGGCAGCTTCTACGGCGAAGCGAACGACACCCAGGACAAGGCGACCGCCAAGGCCCAGTCCATCGCGCTGCGCCAGGCGTACCTGCAGACCTTCAACGTACCGCTCGGTCCTGGCTACGATCCGGAGGAAAGCGGCGGCGACGACACGGGCGGCGAGCAGCCAGCACGCCAGGATGCGCAGCCGCAGCCTGCCTCCAAGTCGCAACAGGAGAAGCCGCGCCAGCGCGTAGCGTCCGGTGGCGAAGTGGCCGAGCCGATTGCGGAAGCCCAGCAGCGCATCCTGACCGCGCGCCTCAACAGCAAGGGCCTGGCGATGTCTGACCTGGTCGATCCGGGCGGCTTCGCTACGGTCAACAAGGCGAACTTCAATGAAGTCCTGGAATGGATCAAGGGCCAGGGATGATCGAGCCGCAGCTCACGATGCCGGAGTGGGTGCATTACGACGATGCGTCCCACACCTACACCGTCGACGGCGTGGTGCAGCCCAGCGTCAGCACGATCCTGTCGGTCATCGACCCCGACAAGTACGCGGGCATCCGCGAGGACGTGCTGGCCAGGGCTGCAGCGCGCGGCTCGGCCACCCACGGCATGATTGCCCTGGACGTGCGCGATGACCTGGATGTCGGCAGCCTGGAAGGCAACCTGGTCGAAGACTACCTGTCGTGGCAGAAGTTCTGCGATGACCTGGGTTTCGAGTGCGAGTACAGCGAGCGCGTGGTGGCGTCGAAGAAGGACGCCTATTGCGGCACGCTCGACCTGGTGGGAAAGCTCACTAAGCACAAGAAAAAGAAGGGGCGCTGGATGGTCGACATCAAGCGCACCGCAGCAAGGCCGGACATGGTCGACATCCAGACTGCAGGCTACAACGTCGCAGCTGCTGAGAGCCTGCCGGATTACGATCCCGCTACACCTCGTGGATGCCTGTGGATTAGGGGCGACCGATACGAGTTCTTTGAACTGACCAGCCCGTCCGACTTCGCAATGTTTCGCTCGGGTCTCAACATCTACAACTACCGCCACCGGAGAAAGTAATGAACGATTCCACCCAGCTTGTCACCCTCGACACCGCCCGCAAGATCGCGCAGAAGGGCGTCGCCGAAGCGTTGACGTACGTAGAGATTGCCACCGGATTCACCGTCGAGACCGCCGAAGATGCGGCCATCGCATCGGAGCAGCTGAAGGGCCTCAATCAGTTCAACAAGTCCTACGATGCCAAGCGCAAGGAGATCACCGATCCGTACCGTCAGATCGGCGCGGACATCAAGGCCGAGTTCGACGTGGCGCTGAACAAGGGCGCTGAAGCCGAGAATCTGCTGCGCTCGGCCCTGGCCGCCTACGTCAAGCGCGAGGAGGAGAAGGCTCGCGTTGCGCGTGAGGCTGCCGAGAAGCAGGCCCGCATCGAGCGCGAGGAAGCGGCCGAAAAGCTGGCCAGGGAGCAGGCCCGCGCCGCCACGCTGAAGACCCCGGAAGCGCAGGAAAAGGCGCGCGACAGGATCGAGGCTGCGGAAGCGGAAGTCGAAAACGCGGCGGTCGCAGCCGTCGTGGTGCAGGCTCCGGCCAAGGTCGCCGGCTTCTCGGTGCGCGACAACTGGCAGCCGGAATATGGCAACATCAACGACCTTATCAAGGCGGCTGCTGCCGATCCGAAGCTGGCCGCGTACCTGACCTGGAACACCAAGGAATGCAGCGCCACGGTCAAGGCGTTGAAGGCCCGCACCGACATCCCCGGCATCCGTGCCGTCAACAACACCACTACCGCCGTTCGATAGGAGAACAGCATGGCACGCGGCATCAACAAAGTGATCCTCGTCGGGAACCTCGGAAACGATCCCGACACCAAGTACACCCAGGGCGGGATGGCCATCACGCGCATCAGTCTGGCCACCACCAGCGTCCGCAAGGACAAGGACGGCAACCAGCAGGAGCGAACCGAATGGCACCGCGTGGTGTTCTTCGGCAAGCTCGGCGAGATTGCTGGCGAATACCTGCGCAAGGGTGGCCAGTGCTATGTCGAGGGCAGCCTGCGTTACGACAAGTACACCGGCAGCGACGGCGTCGAGAAGTACAGCACCGACATCATCGCCGACGAGCTGCAGCTGCTGGGCGGACGTGGCGATGGCGGCGGCGAGAGCCAGGCCCCGGCGCGCAGGCAGCAGTCGCAGGCACCGTCGCGCGGCCAGGGACGGCAGACGCAGCGGCAGGACGAGCCGATGGATGACTTCGCCGACGACGAAATTCCGTTCTGACCATGTGGCCTTTCCGCCGAAAACGTGTACACTCACCAGCACCGGTAGGCGGAATCGACAGCGGTCCTTCCGCCCTCTGGAAAAACAACTTCACTCAACCCGAGAGACCTCGCATGAACCAGTCCACCGAAGCCCGCACCATCCCCGCCAAGCTCCACGTCGTCTACGATCCGCAAGGCAACCTCCACTACGTCTACGCCAGCACCAAGGCCGGCGCGATCAAGGCGGTGAAGGACAACCTGCCGAAGGCCGATGAAAACTGGAGCGCCGAAGTGGCCACCGTCGCCCAGGCCACCGTCGCCGGCCGCATCGGCGCGACGATCCTCAACGATCCGAACCCGCCTGCCGATACCACAGCGCCGAATGGTGTGGGTGGCGAGCCGCTGGTGGTTGACCACGACAACGAATAACCCGGAAGGGAGCCGGCCCAGGCATTAAACGGGTGGTCGTCGCAGGAACTCTGGCCGGGTCGTCATTCCCATAAGAGCCTGCAGCAGCAGCCGGTGCTACAGCCGCGTTGCGGCCGGGTGAGAACAATTTCGCAGGAGCGCGCGTAGGTTCGCGCGCCGCCTCGACATCCGCCTCCGCGCTGGTGATGCTGCAATCCTATTCCCTATCGAGAGAGAACCATGCCCATCCAGAAAATGCAGTCCGTTGCGTCCAGCCAGATCGACGCCATCGGCCACGACCCCGAGACAAATACGCTGAAGGTCGTGTTCAAGGGCGGAAACGCCTACGAGTACGCCAACGTGACCGCCGAGCAGTTCGATGATTTCCTGAACGCCGACTCGATTGGCAAGCACTTCGGCGCGCACTTCAAGAACAACGGCAGCCACCCGTACACCAAGGTTGCCTAAGCAATATCGGGATGCTGGTCTCGCTCAGGGATCAAGCGCCGGTAATCCTTGATGGCCACGGCCTCTGGTGCTAACGCCCAAGCCGAGAGGCGCAAGTGCGGTCGGTAGTCGATGTGAGCAGTCGACGGTCGTGGATTGCAGAGGTGGATTAAATACCCACTGCGCCGGAGGATTCCCGGCACCATTGATCCTTTAGCTCAGCGGTAGAGCACGTCCCTGTTAAGGACGCTGTCCCAGGTTCGATCCCTGGAAGGATCGCCACTTCACCCACCACTCCAATGGAGACCACCATGCACTTCGGAGAAGCGCTGCAACAGATCAAGCAGGGACGGCGCGTTGCGCGTCGAAACTGGAACGGCAAGGGGATGTTCCTGTTCCTTGTGCCAGGCTCTCGATTCACCGTCAACCGGCCGCCGCTGCTGGGCATCTACCCGGAAGGCACCGAGATCAACTACCGCCCGCACATCGACATGAAGACGGCCGATGGCCAGGTCGTTCCGTGGGTTGCTTCGCAGTCGGACCTGATCGAAGAAGACTGGGTGATCGTCGACTGATCCAATCGCTTGATCGTAGAAAGCAGAAGGCCCGCATTGCGCGGGCCTTCTTTATTCGCGGTGCTGGTTAGAAAGTCCCCCGACTATCGCCACTTGCCGTAAGAGCTGGTCCTATGCGGAGGGCTTTCGCCGTCGCTGTCGTCCAGGCGCGCAGCTTACCGGATGTCGCCCTTCTTCTTCAAGCCGTCGATGCACTCGTGCTCCAGCCTTCGGTCGCCGCGCTCGATCCCGATGATCGAATAGAGCTTCGCCAGCACCAGGCTCCACTGCAACGGGTCGTTCGTGGCGGGGGCGTCTGGCAGCGTCGGATCGCGCGGCGGCTGCTCGCAGTCAACGACTGGCGGCTTCGGCGGATCGGCGGGCCTTACGAAGTTCGTCTTGCACGCGGTCTGGCAAAGGAGCAGGGCGGCCATCAGTAGCGCATGGTGCGGCCGTATCAGGTTTCGATTGGTATTCACGCTGGATCGCCTCGCTGGTTTTGGTGGCGGCCGTGCTGGCTGCCTGTCGTTGATCGGCACCCTTGTCGCGGGATGCCTCGCCTGCGGCCCTGGCGGCCGCCTCCTGCGCGTCCTGGCGGGCGAGCTGTTCGCGGGCAGCCTTCTCCTGCGCGGTCACCCAGGCAGCGCGCTCGTCGGCTACGCCCTGGTCGTACGGGATGTGGTAGAGCTTCCAGCCCGCCAGTGCCACCAGGGCGGCCGCAATGGCCCATAGAACGAGCTTACCCGTCAGGGTGGCGGCCCATGCAGCGGCTCGTGCCTGTCCAGGGATCATGGCGCTTCTCCTTCGGCGGGTGTTTCACGGGGAACATCGGCGGCCGGGGCCTGCGCCGCCTGGCCAGGTTCCAGCTGGATCGTGTTGTCAGGCACGGGGGCGGGCGGCACGGCGGCCGCGACAGCCTTGGCGGTCTCGGCCTGCACGCCGATAATCCGGTTCTTCTCCGCGCTGTCCTGGTTCGAGCTGTAGTGGTAGGCGGTAATGCCAGCCAGGAAGCCGATGATGTTGCCGATCATCATCGACACCAGTTCCCGATTCTCATTCGGGACCGGGAAGAACAGCAGGAACGCCAGTGTGGCGTAGATGCCAACCATGTGGCCGATGGCCATGAAGACCATCAGCTTGGCGAACTGGCGCGGCGGCGTGGGCGTGCTCACCGAGCAGCCTCGGCCAGGACGCCAGCAACCGCGCGCGCAGCGACCCATCGCTTTGCCTCGTAATTGGCCAGGTCGAACTGGTTGGTAAGGAAGAACAGCTCGACGATGATGCCGCCAGCCCGCACGAACGCGAGCTTGCTGTGGTGGCCGGACCCTTCCGGCTTCGCGCCACGATTCTTGATACCAAGCGAGCCAGCGAGCGCCACGCAGATTTTATTGCCGAGCACGGTGTCATCCGGAGCCTGCAGGGTCTCGCATCCGCCAGCCTGCGGGTTGCCTGCAGCGTTGCAGTGGAACTCGACGCCGATGGGGTGCTTGCGCGCCTTCGCCTCAGCGTCACGCAGCGGCAGGTTCTGCGTGGACTTGCCGTCCAACTCGTGCGGCACGCCGTACTGCGTCAGGTAGAACGACACC